ATTGTTTAATTGAGATTGACGGGATACAGCACTTTGAGCCTATTGCGTTTAGTGGGGACAAAAAGGACGCAGAAAGACGATTTGAGTTACAAAAAAAACATGATAAATTAAAACAGATGTATTGTAATGATAATAATATACCATTGCTTAGAATACCATATACCTGGTTTGATGATGAGACATGGAAAGAAAAATTTAATCACTTTATTAAACCGTTAAGGATTAACGACCCTTAATGAACACATGCACAGGTTGCCAGAGGGCTTAATACGATTGCGGCAAGAATTGTAAAAAACAAGTCAGCATTAGCTACATATGGAATACAGGTAGAAGGTGCAAATGGTAAATTAAAAAGCACCTACGATGTTTTAACGGAATTAAAGCCCAAATGGGATTCAATGAGCGATGCTCAAAAAACTGCTTTGGGCGATACAATAGCTGGCACTAATCAATATAAAGTATTGGCTGCTGTTATGTCCAATATTAACACGGCAGTTAAAGCAAATGAAACAGCGCTATCCTCTGAAGGCTCGGCTATGAAAGAAAATGCTAGATATATGGAGTCTTTTGAGGCTAAATTGTCAGAAATTGATTCAAAATGGCAATCGTTTTCTAATAATGTTGTAAATAACGACTTTGCTAAATTCTTGATGGATCGTATATCAGACATATTAAGCCTTGCTGATACTGGTTTAGGTCAAGTTATAACACAGATTACATTACTTACATCTCTTGGTTGGGGTGCTACGTCGTTATTAAAAGCGATGAAGATTGTTTCTGCCGCAAAAAAGCAATTTGAAACATTTGGCGCTGTGATATCCCTTGTGAGGGAAGGTTCTGGAACTCTTGCAGAAGCTATTTCCGTAGCTGGTGGTGCTGCTTCAGTAGCTCTACCAATCATTGCAGCATTATCAGCGGCTTTGGTCGTATTTGGAACGGTAATTCCAGCTATTGTTAAAGGTATAGAAGAAGCTAGACATGCCGCGTCATATGAGGGCAAAGTTGAGGCTTTTGAAAATGCGATAGAAGAAGCGGATAGATTACAAAACAAATACGAACAAGCAAAAAATAGACTGAAAGATTTAAACGCTACACCATGGGAAGATAGAACTCCTGAAATTCAAGCTGAAATTGATAGATTGAATAATTTGATTGCAATCTATAAGACGATGGCAGAAGATGCAAAAGAAGAAAAAATTAAGGCTGCTCAAGAATTATTAGAAACAGCTCAAAAAAAAGGCGTCACTATTGGTGTTGAGGCTGTTTATAACAAATCGTCTATTGGACCTCAATTTGAATGGATTGAAGAAGATAAACAAGTTGTTGACGCTTTAAATAAAACATATTTAAGCACAAGAGATGCAATAACCCAAGTAGGAATTGCGGTTGGTGGAGTAATTCCTAATATAAAAGATTTAACTCAGAAATGGTTGGATGCAGAAGAAGGTAGCGAGGAACAAGCTAATGCGTTAAGTGAGCTAGAAAATGCGCTGCTAAATTATAATATTGTCATAAAAGAGAACAAGTTAACAACCGCTGAATTTTATGATGAGTTTGCAAAATTACGAGAAGGTGTTAATGGTAAAGGCACCGATTGGGAACATGCCAGATTTACAGCATTGACAAAAGCTTTTCAAGAACAATATAATGCGTATAAACTTTTAAAACAAGAAGGAAAAGATGTAGACGCAACAGTTAAAAAAACCGCCCAAGAATTTGAGAACATGGCAGCTATTGATTATATAGTTAGGCATAGTGCAGAATCTACGGCGCAACAAATACACGGATTAGCCGAGGCTTATGACCTGACAGAGGAGCGCGCTACATACTTAATCAAAGCTAATGGACACATAGCAAGGTCTTTTACCGAAGTCGAACAAGCGGCTGCTGATACTACATTTATCAATGCTCAAATCGGCCTTGCGGAATATGTTGATATGGTGGACAAAGCTATCAATGCTAAAGCAAGATTCGATGAGGCAATAGCATCTGGCGGTTTTAATTATTCTTCTGGCTATGAAGGGTTTGCAGACGTATATTCTGAAATGCAAGGATTGCTAGAAGGCGGTCAAATTGGTGGCGAATTCAGAGTTGGCGCACAACTACTATTCGATGAAAACACGTATCAAAGCTTTATAGATGCCTTAGAAAATAATCTACCTGAAGCTATGCGAATCGCACAAGAAGCTATGTCCAAATTATCGCCCTTGTTTGGTGATGCTAAAAATTCTGGACTTGGCTTTGTTGATACAATGCAGAAACTAGCTGCAAAGGGCGAATTGGTAGGTGCTACATATAAAAACGTTGATGGGCAAACAGAGCTTACTATCACCAATTTAAAAGAATTGGCTACATCACTTGGCACTAGTGAATCTGGCGTGTTTGCTGCAATTCAGGCATGGAAAGAATTCGGCATTAACGCTCAATTAACATCATCTGATTTAATTGGATATCTAAATGACATTGGCGTAGCAACAGAAAACAACAATATTGACATGAACAGTGTTGTTGAAAAAATGCGTGAGCTTGGAGCTACAGATCAAGATATAATGTCATTGCAGAGCTTATTGCAGAATATGTCTGACGTTACGCTTCAAAATCCAATTAAGGACATCGACGATTTAAAAGATGAAGCTGGTAATGCTGATGATGCCGCGAACGATGTATATGATACATTGCAAGGCATAAAAAGCACGACGTTTAGTCAAGTTCGTACGCAACTAAGTTTGTTGGGCACTAGCTTAGATACTGTTAAGACAAAAGCCAATAATACCGCCGCTGCTGTTGGCAGTGTTGATAGAGCCGCAGGTGGTAATAGATATCGTACTGGGCATGGTGGCAGAGAACCAGAAAAAAGCGCAAAGGGCACAAGAAGCGCTCGTGGCGGTTTGACGTTAGTAAACGAAGAAGGACCAGAAATCATTCAAGAGAACGGCAAACAACGCATAGCTAATAATGGTTTACCAACACTAACCAATGTCAAAAAGGGCGCAGTTATCTATAACGCAAAAGATACGACTGAAATGATTATGCATAAACCTGAAATTACTGGCTCTGTAACAGTATCGTCCTCTTACTTAAACACGTTATTTAACAACTATGGACTATCTTCTAGCGGCTCTAGTTATGCATCGTCTGGTAGATCATCAGGATATTCATCTTCTCACACGTCATCTAGTTATAGTGGTGGCTCATCTAGTGATACAGAAGATGCTTGGAAAAAAGAATTTGAAGAATGGTTAAAATGGAAAGACCATCAATTAGCTATGGATCAAATTACAGAACAAGCATATTATGATGAGCTAAATAAAATGAATGAAAAATATTTTGCAAACAGGGCGGAATATTTGGAGGATTATTGGAAATATCAAGAGCAGATTTATAAGTGGCAAAAGGAAAAAGAGAAAGACCTGTTAAATCGACAACTTGACGATTTAAAGAAACTAGAAGATGCAATAAATAAAAAATACGATGCTCAAATAAGCGCACTTGAAGATGAGAACAAAGAGCTAGACGATCAGTTAAAATATGAAGAATTGCTTGAAAACTTAGCCAAAGCAAAAGCAGAACGAGTTCTTGTTTATAAGGACGGTAGATTCCAATATGTTTCTGGTGGACAAAGCGTATATGACGCACAGGCCGCACTAGATGCTTATAATCGTGAAAAGGCATTGGAGGAGCAAAAGGAAGAAATAGAAAAGCTTAGAGAGAATGAGCTTTCTGCCATTTTAGAGCAAGAAGAAAAAATCAACAAGCAATTAGAAGAGTTATCGGACAACAAGGGTTATGCTAGCGGTTCTTTGGGTGTTCGTGGCGGTCTATCTTTGGTTGGTGAAAATGGACCTGAGTTGCGTGTCTTGAATCGTGGCGACGGTATTGTTCCTGCTGATGCAACGGCAAATATTATGCGATGGGCAGGACAAAGCCCACGTTCGTTTAAGAGCGGACTTTTAAATGAACTACGGAATAATGTTGGTGGTGTTGTACAACATTTTGAGAATATAACATTGCCAAATGTTACAGACATTATGAGTTTTATGAATGAAATGAAGAGATTAAGTAGATACGCATATCAGATGTAGTACCGGATATATAAGAGAGGGTTAAATGCCCTCTCTTATATATTTTATAGAAAGCGGTGATATATTGAACGATAATTTTAATATTTTAAAAACTATGCAAACTGTTGCTAAGACAACACAAAGCAAACTTGATTATGATAAGACATATAGAGGATATGTTATATCACAAAACAGTAACGGAAAATATAAAATAAAAATCAATGGGCACATATATGAAAATGTAGATAATCCTAGCGGGCATACAATATCAAGCGGGGATATTGTTAGAGTTACATTCCCACAAAACAATGCGTCTCAATGTTATATTTGTATGGCTTCACAAAGAGATGGGGTTGTATCAACCGTAAAAAGCGTAAATGGTAAAACGGGTGACGTTACATTAACTCAAGATGATGTTCCAAATGGTAACACTTACGTAAGAACGCACAATGACTTTACTACAGAAGATAAAGGAGCAATATCAAAAAACGCTCAAGATATTATATCTTTGCAGCAGTCTAAACAAAATAATATAACAGGTGGCGCATCTAGTATAACAAGTGTTAACTTGGGTGTAAATAAAGCCCTCGTATCTAATGCATCCGGCAAAGTTGCTACAAGCAACGTGACTAGCACGGAATTGAGTTATTTATCTGGCGTTACAAGTAACATTCAAGAGCAGATAGATTCCAAAGTGCCAACATCTGTATTGCCAAGTGACGATTTGCCAAAGGCTGATAGTGGAAGTGGCAATGCTGGGAAATCTGAAAAATATTCTAGAGGAGACCATGTACATCCAACAGACAATTCTAAATTAGATAAAAATAATGGAGAGGCAAGCAATTTACTAATTATTGATGGTTACACTATGGTTGACCAAAACGGTAATAAGGTTGATGTTAGCCAAATAGACGGCGCGATAAAATTTTATTCAAGCGGTAGTGATCCTAATGTTGTATTGAAATATGTCGGAGATCCAGTAGATGAATATGACGCGGTTAATTTAAAAACGTTGGGAACAATAGCCGATGAAATCAATACTACTGCACAAGACGCTCTAGTTGCGGCACAAGATGCGCAATCAAATGCCAGTTCAGCATTAACGGAAGCGCGAAGCAAAGCCCCGACGAATCACGCCAGCACCCGGGCGACCTACGGCAAGGGCACATTGACGAACTACGGCCACGTCAAGCTATCGGACTCCATCCTCAGTACCTCCGACACCGACGGCGGCACTGCCGCGACGCCCGGCGCCGTAAAAAAAGCATACGACCTGGCAAACAGAGCCGAAACGACGCTCCTGGGAGGCAAAAAAATCGTCTGCGGCTGGGATAATGTAGGATATAAAAGCACGGGCCAGACAAACACCACTATTTCCTTTGGTACGAAATTTACGGCAAAGCCTACGGTGATAATCGGACAGCCGTTCAATGGCGTCGTCAGCACGGTTTTTTATGATTCGGTCACTACAACTGGTTTTACGGTTAATGTTCCTTCGGTTGGCGGCACAACATTAACATATCGTAAAATGGCTTGGATCGCCATTGGGGATGTATAAATATAGGTGGAGGTGAAACAGTGACGATTCAAGGAATTGTTTTAGGCAGCTCTGGATTATTGATTGTTATATTGTCATTGATTGAGGTATCTAAAATTAAAATAAATCCATGGTCGGCATTGGCAAAAGGAATTGGAAGGGCTATAAACGCTGAGATTATTACAAAGCTAGAGAGCCTACAAAATCAATTAGATTCACAAATACAACGGTACGAAATGCGTAATGCAAATGAATGTAGAACACGTATATTACATTTTGATAATGAGATATTACGAGACATACCGCACACAAAAGAAGAATTTATTGAAGTATTGACAGAGATAGATGGGTATGAAGCGTATTGTAGGGAACATCCACAATATAAGAACAATCGAGCTGTTCATGCTATTGCAAATATCAATGACGTATATAACGAAAGATTAAAAAAGCATGATTTTCTAGTATAAAATAAAGGAGATGATGCAATTGGCACTCGTAACACCTAGCCTACAACCCATTGCGTCCTTTGATGTTACTGAATCTAAGGACATTACATTTATATCCTCTGGCGGCGACAAGCCCGTTAAGGCGATATTAAATATAAACGTACAAAACAAATCATATCAAAAATCATATATTTCTAGCGTATCATCTTCAACGTCCGAATATACTATTACGTTACCTGCAAATTTTTTAACAGGTGATAATTTTGGTAACGGTGTGACATATGAAGTGACCGTTTCGACATATAATTATCAAGGGCAAATTTCAGAAAAATCCAATATTCAAATTGTTACAGCTTATACAAATCCAGAGATCGTAATAGTTAACCCAGAAACTACACATGAAAGTGCGACGCTGACTTGTTCGTTTACATATTCACAAAAAGAAAAGGAAAGTATCAATAAATATAGTTTCCGGCTATTGAATTCTATAGGTACACAATTAGACTATTCTAACGATATACTTTATTCTCAAGACAAGTCTTTGTCATATCAATTTAAAACCGAATTGGAGAACGATGAGACATATGTTGTCGAAATCAATATTGTTACAGTTGGCAATACAAATATCATAAAAACAAAAACATTCGTAGCACAATATATTCAGGCATCAGATTATTTCCCATTGATAATTGATAATAGTGCAACTTGTGAAAACGGCGCTGTTGTTGTAAAGTCTGAACTGGTTTTATTTGAAGGTGAGGCTTATCCATCGCCACCCACATATATAGACAACGATTATGTTTCTTTGGTAGAGCCTGGTAGTTATGTAATATTTGATAAAGAATTTGAGATAAACGGCGATTTTGCATTGATAATAAAATTTAATTCACCAGTCCTTTATCCGTTAAATAAGTATGGCGATGCAGAAAAATCTATTATTGAAATGACTAAGAAAAATGAAGATAGTTATATCATAATAAATGTCGAAGAAGGAATCTCAGATATAAACAAAGTGCGTGCCGAAGTTTGTATAAAAGACGGCCCATTTTATTATAGAGTATTAAGCGATTATATAAATAAAGCTGATGCTACCAAAGATTATAGAATAGTGCTTAGAAAAATAGATAACTTATGCGATATATCTTTTGAGGTGGTGGATAAATGATAGCCTTATGTGGATATGATTTATATTTGGGTATAAATGCGTTAAATCCAAATCCTACAGTTAAGAAAACGATTGATTCTGTAAAATTAAGAAATGCCATATTTGATTATATATATGGCACATATTCAACAAATATAAACCCAAATAATCCGTTAAAATGGGATTTTTCAACTATAATGTTTGCACAGTTTATGAACACGCTAAATGCTGGCAACTTAACTGAATCTCTTAGCAATATATCTGCCATTAAGGTTGTGCGGTCAGATATTGATACCGGAGATAAAATGATAGTATATGAAAAGACGATAAACAGTCCAACAATAGAAGAATTTGACTTTATATTTAAAGATTTTGCAGGCAAAAATGGTGGTAGATACGCATATAGCGTGATACCAATCTTAAAATCTGGTGTATCGTCATCTTCTGTGCAAACTGATCCAGTAACAGTGCAATTTAAGAATGTATTTCTATCTGATAACACATATTCTTATGAAATGGTAGCAGATGTAAAATATGGTAACGGAACTCAAAAAATCAATGTGGGGACGTTTGAGCCTATTGGTAGAAAATATCCAGTATATATTTCAAACGCTGATACAAATTATCAGGCTGGTTCCGTAAGCTCAAAAGTTATTGGCAACTATTTTGATCTTAAAGAATTTAATAAACAAGATATAACAAAGCAAAAAGATGAGATATTAAAATTCTTAACGAATAGAAAGCCAAAAATTTTAAAAGATACGAATGGGAATATGTGGCTAATAGCAATTACTGGCGCACCTTCCATAGAATATGATAATAACTACAATGCTGGTATTATGAACATATCTTTCAATTTTATGGAAATTGGCGATGCGACAAACGAAAAGGATATGATGGACTGCGGCATTGTTCCATTTACATTGTAAGCGATAAAACAAAAGGAGGTGGGTAATCAGATATGAATAGAGATGTTTATCTGCAATCCGTTAGAAATCAACACATAAAAATTGATATGTTGGAGCTAGATGCTAAAACTGGTCAATTTATTACAACAGAAGAAATAACAGGGAATGTGCTATCTGGTAGTATATCTATCAATGCAACGTCTGATATTCGTAGAACGTGCGACATATCTTTAATTGTAACCGATGCGTCGTTTGATATCAGCCCTGGCAATAAAATATATTTGGATAAATATATCAAAGTGCAATGCGGAATTGATAATTTTAAAACCGGACAAACGGTATGGGAGAACTATGGCATATACATGATAAATTCTCCAAAATGGGATTATAATGCGACCACGAACACCATATCTTTTCAAGGGGTGGATTTGATGGCTGCTTTAACTGGTTTGAGAAATGGATATTTGCCAGGACTTCCGGTCACAATCCCTCAAGGCAGCTCTGTAAAAGAGGTTATGACTGCAATATTAAATGATTTTACGGGATTCAAAAGAAGCGTGATATCAGAATGTGTAAACGTCGACGGATCAATTCAGGAAGTGCCCTATGATATAGAAATAGAGCAAGGAAGTACGGTATATAATATTTTGGATAAGCTTAGGAATATTTTACCAAATTACGAAATATTTTTTGATACCGACGGCGTATTTAGGTATCAAAAAATACCAACGGGGTCTAACGAACAGATTGTTTTAGCTGACGATTTGTTGAAGCACAATTTAATATCTGAGACGATAACTACTGATTTTTCTGATATTAAAAATGTTATTGTTGTGTATGGCGCAACAAAGGACGTGCAACATTTTTCTACAGAAACAACATTTACAAAGTTAAGCGGCAGTAATTATTTTACAGTAAAATTTCCATCTATAACAGAAATGCAAGATAACACTTTATATGGATTCGACTTTAATAACACAGCTGCCGGATGGTGCTATTTTACTATTCTTGGAAAAGACGATGTAAAAATAGGCGATTATGTATTAGTTGATGAGAATTATCAACAAACCATGTTAAGTGATAAGCCATATACTGAAGTTGGCGAAGCACACCCATATGTATTCAAATATGAATCGTCCCATCCAGACTGTGTAATTAGCCTTGGCAACCTACAATCATACGCAATATCAGAAGATAAAAACAAAGAAAGTCCATTTTATGTATATGGTCCAGTTGGAAAAATAACGCAAGTTTTATGCGGAGGGGAATACGACAATATCATGTCTGATAATCTAGCGCAACAACGAGCCGATTATGAGTTATGGAAACATACTAGATTGAATGATTCTGTGCAATTTACTTGTATCCCATTACACTTCTTGGACGTTAATCAAGTTATAGAGCATAAACCGCTTGGCAAGGACGAAGTAAAAAAATATATTGTAAAATCTATAAATGTTGACTTGTCAGAATCAGGACAACAAACAATAAATGCTATAACGTATTATCCATTATACCCAAATATTTAAATAGAGGTGATAAAAATTGGCTACAACATTCCCAGATCAAATACAAGAATTTGATGAAAAAATGAACATAGACCCAACCACAGATACTGTATATCTAAAAGCATATCAAGATGCTGTTTTAGCACAAGATATTGTTGCGATGCGTGCCGCTTTATCGCAAATTCCAATGATAGAAAAAAAGTTGATCACATCTGAAGATTTTAACGTATTGACTGACACTTGCTATGCATTGCAACGATTTTTTCTTGCAAAATATAGTCCAGCATATATCGTAAGTGAAACTCAACCCATCACTCAGGCGAAGGGCGATTTTTGGATTAAGATAGATAAGTAAGGCGGTGTGAACAATGAGTTTTACTTATTTTAAAAGAGAGGACATTCACTATTCGCAAAAAATATTCTGGAAAGATTTTTACAATTTTTGTTTTAACGGAAATTATGAAGCTGCGTTAGACTATTATCTTACAAACGCAGAAAAAATAGCCAATGCGACATATAATGAAACAGTATATAATATGTCGGCAGAAAATTTGACATATCTACAAAATTTAAAGGATGATACTTTCAAGAGCGATAAAATAAAGGTATCAAAAACTCCGCCAGAACAAATGACGAAGGGACAGATTTATTTTAAAGAGGAGGAATAATAATTGGGAACCAGTAAAAATGTAACGTGGCAAGAATATAACGGGACGGATTATGACATTTTATTGCCTCAACCATCGGTTGCGACAAGTGAAAAAATTGGTGGTATTATCGCAGACACAGCAGAAATTAACCCTCAATTTGAATCGCAGTTTGAATGCAAGATTAGTCGAAGAACAAAAAAACTGCTTATGCCGACATCCATCAGTCCCTACATAATTGGTGCGCCTGTTCCAATTAGTCATGGTGGCACTGATGCAAACAATAAAGAGCAAGCACTAATAAATTTGGGCGTTAAAGATTATGTAATTGGATTAGATGTGCTTGACAATCGTGAAGTTGTTACATACAAAAGCGGACGTAAGGTGTTGACTGAAAGACGTTTCAATTCAAATAGTATCAGTATACAAACACCAACCGATGATAGAAAATGGTATAAATCACTTATCAATGCATTTACTCCTTCTGATTCGTCTATTGGTAATATGAATACATGGAAGTATTGGAATCTACAAGTTGTTGCAGTTGGTTCCGAGGACGTTCTGCCAATGTTTGTCAATATTCAAACGGGTTATAATCCAACGTCTAATTCAATCCCATGGAGGTTATTTTCAACTAGTAGTTTGATTTTCAATGCAAATCAGTTGCTATTTCTTTTGACGGTTATAGTATAATAGTGGGGGGGAGTGATAAAAATGCAAAAAAAACATACAACTTTGAATTTTACAACACCAGAGCCATCAGACGAAGATGAGCTTTCCGATGCAGAAGCGCTAAACGTCATTCTTGGAGGTGCGGTATGACAAGAGGAAGAGCAAAACAACTACGGCACTACATTGTGAAAGCAAGCGCTAGTCTGGCGGATGAGGATGCACTACAAGCAGTAGAGTTATTCCCACAGTGGGTAGTAGAACATGTTTATGCGGTCGATGAGCGGTTACAGTATAAAAATGTGTTATATCGAGTTGTTCAGGCGCATACTTCACAAGCAGATTGGGCACCTGATATTACGCCTTCACTATTTGTGGTCGTTTCACTAGATGAATGGCCGGAATTTGTACAACCTACTGGTGCGCATGATGCGTATAAAAAGGGTGATAAGATTACATTTGAGGGTAAGCATTATATTAGCTTAATCGACGGAAATACATATTCACCAACGGCATATCCGGCTGGTTGGCAAGAACAGGCGTAATCCAAGCTAGTGCAATTCTTAAATCAGGTGGCACTATGGCAGGCAAGCTCAAGCTAACGGCTGAAGCAACTGAAGATAATGACGCAGTTGATAAGGCATATGTTGATGCTATTCTACCAGCATTCACAGCTGCTGATAATGACAAGGTTCTAGGCATTGTAAATGGTGCATTAGCATGGGTAGCTAAAGCATAATTATAGAGAGGGATGATTGAATATGGCTAATTGGTGCGGAGGAATCCGACTAGATAAGAATACACTCAAGATTATTAACGGTGTGATTTGTGATGCAAATGCAACAACTGTTGATAGAAGTAAAGCAGTATCTACTTGCGGTCAGCTCTGGGATGGGGCATTATTTACGGTGGTTAAAATTGGTGGCGTTGGTTATATCACTCTACATGGTTCGGAAGGTGAAGAAATTGGTGCGCCTATTATGGGTAGAGGTAATTGCGGTGTTGGTCTTGATGGGCGCTTTTTCAAGATCGTAAAGGGCACTGTTACTCTACAAGAGGGATTCCTGCTTACTGTTGATGTAACGCCAAAGGACGCGCTTATCACCGTGACTGATGCAGATGGTACAGAGGTTGATCCAGTTAGTGGTAATGCCAAGCAATTCTTACTAAGTGGTATTGGCGACACATATACTGTCACAGCTACTAAAACAGGATATACTACTGAGGCTAAACAGGTCAAGAACACAGGCGACCAGACATTTAAGATTGTAATGAAAGAATCTGCGTGATAAAATTATAATGAAATGAGGTGCTATTATGTCTAATAAATCTAATAAAGTAAAAGTACCTGGTGGTGCATTTTATGCTGGCGATGGACTAACTGTTGATCCTATCACTAGAACTGTTAGTGCTGGTGGGGGCGGAGATAGCGGAGTAACAACATTACATATTTATATTTCCGCTATCGATGAAGAGACCCTCACGGCTACATTTACAGCAGATAAAACTCCAGAAGAAATGTTTGAGACAAAACTCCCTACATGGTGTGTAGTTACGTTTGCTCCTGGTACACTCGTAGATCGTGAGTTTATCGTTTGTGCTCCACCTGCTTTTAATAGAACTTATATAGCTTTTGGATATATATATGATATTCAAAATGGAAAAAATAAATGGTTTGTATGTCAAGACAGTCGAGTACAATGGAAACTCGACCTGACAGTTTTTGCTAATTAAAAATGAATAATAAAGAAATATTTTTTAAATAGAAGATAATGTCGTTTGGATGTGCTATCTAAGCGCCGGAAGATACTATAGATTAGAAATAAAGTACGATTATTAAAAAATGGGGAACATTGGATAGATTATTATGTCTACCATGTTCCCCATTTTTTTACTCGTTATCGTTTATAGCCGCAAAATATCCTTCATCATAATTTTCTAGTGTCATATATAGTAGATTCATAAATGCCTCACACATCGCTTTAGAGCTTCCAGAAAAGACGCTAATTGCTTCATCTGGTTCTTCTGGATAATATAGCTCTACACGGTATCTGCTACCATTGATACATAGTCGTGGTAGAATCATGGTTAAGCACCTGTAGAACCAAATCCACCTCTATCCACATCATTCAACTTATCAACCTCTGTAAATGTTGGCGTTTCCATTTTTTTTACAAGTCTAAATTGACAAATTCTATCACCAGGATTGATTTTTGTATTTCTTGTAAAATAGCATGGCATTTTCCAAATATCATTCGTACCAGAATACGAATTATCTATAACGCCAACAGAATTTGTTTGAATGATACCCCAATTTTTAAAAGTTGACGATCTTGGAGCAACATGTGCTTCGTAACCATCTGGTAGTTTCATAGATACACCTAAATCAACTAAGGCAAAATCACCAGCCATAAAATACCCACCAACGCTAGCTCTTAGATCAATCCAGTCGCCAATATCGACACTTTTTAATTTTGGGATATTTTTATCATGATATACAATTTCAATATCTAACATTCTATCAACCACCATTTCTTCCACATGGGTGAAACTCAGTACATAAGCCACCTCTATATTCGCATAGCGGCACTAGATAATCCTTGAACTCAGGATTAGTCTTAACCACCTCATCAACAATCTGTTGCATGACTGCTCGTGTTTCAGGTGACGCTTGATTGCATAGGCGCTTATGAGTCATATATACAAGCTGCTGGGCGTTGATTGACATAACATGGCTTACTAGCTCATCTTGTGGTGCTTTGTTGCGGTCATACTTGTCTTGCCTATCATTGCGTTGAGATTGAACGTAATGATTGCACCCTACATGATGACGAACGAAGTGCACACTAATCCAGTAAGGGATAACCATATGAATACCAAACCATAACTCTCTAAGAGGGCTATGCTCAGCCCCGATTAGTTTGCGTTTCCATTCGTCATTGGGTACGTTCATTATCTGCTTGCCGATAGTGTTCATAGTACAATATTTACACCAAGCCCAGTCATCATCTGTTGGATGTTTCTTTACCTCTACATAAATATGGCTCAAATAATCAATCCTCCTTATCGCATTCAGCCATCACATCATCTGTAATATCATGGCATTCAATATCTACAATATATAGCTCATCGCCTTCACAATGATCAGGTGAATATGTGACCATATCTACTTCTACACAAGTATTATCATCAATCCATATGCGTTCACCAATTCTAGGGACAATCATAAGCGCGGCATGAGTATATGACCATGTATGCCCTTCACAACTTTCATTACCATCTACAAAATATCGTAGTAGAAATTCCATTCATTCAGTCCTCCCAATTGTATAATTTACAAAAATATGACACGGCATCCTTTTCAATGTATCTTTGCTTTACGACATAAACATCTTGCATTTCAATGGGAACGTCTAGCGGCAACGATACCATATCTCCAATATTTGGATATGCGATAAAATCTTCTTTTGAACACGAACAGATAAGTTGTTCGTTCCCTAATATATCATCGTAAAATCTAATCGTGTTCATGGTCAATCTCCTGTATTGTTTCCAAAATCAATATCGCAATCATGGCAAGCATATCCAACACAATCCAATACAACATCGCCATATCTCTCTTTGTAGTGATATGAATCTAACTTTTTGCCGCACTTCCTACAGCAGTATCTACGGTCAAGCTCTCGATCTAGGATGTAAACATCGTCCAATGAAAAATATTTTTTCATATATGCAAGACATCTACCTAATGTTTCTTCGTCGCCCAATTTGTTATAATACGATGTTAAGGCATCAATAATTTCATAAATCATATTATACAAATCTCAGCCCCTTTCTTTTCATCAAGTAGCAATATCTGCCGCAGTCAATTAAATAAATCGTTTCACCAGACTTGTTTTTATGCCATTCAATAACTTTTCCGTATTGGCAATGACGGGGTTTATTGTTCCAGTGGAACTTAGATGCGTAATAAATGTCAATGTTGTTATCTTCAAACCAGTCAAGATCACCTTGCCACCAGAAATTTTCTTCGACGATAATTGCATTTCTTTTGTTCATTTGTTCGCACCCTCCCTATCTAAACAACATGTTCTGCCATTGTTCTGACACAATTTCAATATATTCTTTAATTGCATCGTTTACGTCTACTCTGTTGTTGTATTTTTCTATGAGATTGTTATTAGACCATCTATAAACCCATTTGTATTTATTAGACATGAATACAATCGAGTTATTGTAAATTGTTATTTTCCCGTTTAATTTTTGCTGGACAGAATCTAAAAAGATTTTTAAATATTTTTTATATTCCATATCGTTCACCCGGCATATAAAGATTTATACTTACGAATATGTTTTACCAATTTTTTGATATCTCGCTTTGTCGTTGCATTAGAGAATGAGACTCGAATTACATATGGCGCATATTCTGATGGAATGTTACAAGCGGCTAGCACTCTGTAGTCTTTGACGTCTGCACACGCGCTATGTCCTACAGACACATAGATTTTTTTAGATGCTAAGTAGGATTGCAAAGAATCTGCGCTGATATCAAACAGCAAGATAGAATTGATGGCGTTTGTTTTCTCATGCTGAGAATCTACAACATATGAGGTTAATGAATTTTTATAAAGCTGCTTTTGCAAAAACCTGGACAAATCATCAAAATGCAATTCGTTTAAGTTGTCTATTGCTTTACTCAACGCATTTGTTAATTGCTCAATTCCGTTTAAATCTTTTGTTCCACCCAAAGAAAATTCATATAGGCATTTGCTTAAAGCGTTGGACAACCAAACAAATCCAATTCCAGGATTAGCCCCAAATTTATGTCCAGATGCGAACACCATATCACAACAACTTGAAATATCCTCTGGAATTTTATTGTGTCCAATAGCAGCTGTAAGATCGCAACAACAAAACGCGCCATATTCTTTACAAATATTTCCGATGGCTTCTACATCGTATATGCGCCCTGTAATGTTATTTGTTAACATCTGATAAACAAAGATTTTATCATACCAACTTTTTTCTTCCAATTTATCTAACTGAACACATAAATCTGATTCATTGTTAAATGTTGAATGAGACACGTTCACAATGGATTCGTGTTCAAAGCAACTAGCCAAATTTGTGTATCGCAAGAAGCGCATTCTATAGTTTAGTTGTTCCAACAACGTGGAAACATCATGACAAAATAAAAATTTTCCATCATGCAAATTCAATTTGTTGCGGATCGTATTTTCAAAATTTTGTAATGCTACTGACTCATTTTTAGCATATTGTTGATTTGCATTCAGCATCCACTTGTTTTTTCTTTTAATTTCAGGACAAGTAGAAGCGTAATCCAAATACACCATTTCTTCACCCTCTTTCTTTTAGCCAATTACTTTGTAATATTTTTTATCAAACACTCTACACGTCAACCCATAAAATTCTTTGGGGAACAGCACCTTGTACACAGGAAATCCGTCACTAATTTTTGTAACATATCCAATTACGCCCGAAGTAGATTCAATGTATTTTCCTTTTCTAAACATCCTTGACAACCTCCGTTGATTTATTGTATCTATATAGTATCATATAAAACAGAGGTTGTCAAGGATTATTTTTTTTATTTACTCACATTTTGTCCAAGCACAGTTGGGACACGAAACACAGCCACCAATATGCATTAGCGGTTCGCCGCATTCCGGGCATAACTGCTGTTGCATATTTACCTTGCTAATTGGTTCAACAGGGATTTTCTTAACCGGCTTTTCTTCACTGTCTTTACTATCATCATCCAGTTCTGATTGCATCTCATTATACATATCTACAAGAGCATTACCAATGGCCATTGGACAACAAGAACCCTTGCTAGTATCGTGGTGGGTTGCCTTTCTAGTAGCATAAGACGGGCATACACCAGTTGAATCAAGCTGGTCTTTAATAGTCATGATATCTACACCAGCGCGGCATAGTAGGCTTACCGTCCGGCTTAGACCTGTCATGAAATTGGCGCACCCGCCAGCTGAGCCTTTGTTGAAATATACTTCTTGTAGATTACCATCAATTGGGTCAAAGAACGCAAGAACATGAAGTGAACCGCATCCTGTCTGGATCTTGCGCTTTTTGCCAATCAGATCATTGCTTGGTTCGATAATTGAGCCACGAGGGAGAGTGAGAGATGGGTGTTCAGGCTTAGATTCGTCATCTTTCTTATCCTCAGTAAGCAAAACACCTTGACGAATTGCATTTGGTCTGAAAATGGTACATCCTTTAATACCCTTCTTCCAGCATTGCATATAAATATCCTTGACTTCATCAAATGATGCTTCAGTAGGCACATTGATGGTCTTGCTAACGCTCATATCAGTATATTTGCTAATAATAGCAAGCATAGCTACATGGTCATCAACAGACATATTAAGTGCAGTTGGGAAAATATCGTGCTCGTCAAAATCAAGCTGCTTGCCCTCATCTTTTAGCTTATGATAGAGATAATAAGCATAATCCATCATTTTGACGATTTTTATGTCCTTATCGTCCTGACCACCAATTTTTACCTTGCGGTCATAGCTAAGAGAGAAAATTGGCTCGATACCACTTGAGCAGTTATTGCCAAATACCATAGAGATTGTGCCGCATGGTGCAACCGCCTGAATCTTAGCATTACGAATACCATATTCAGACATTGCGGCAATTACATCATGTTCTAGTACAGATTCGACATATGCGCCATCTACGTGCTTGTCTAACTCACATAGAGGGAAACACCCTTTTTCTTTAGCAAGCTGAATAGACGCATAATATTCCGCATTGGTAATCATTTTCATTAGAGATTCAATATAATCTCTTGCTTCTTGGCTATCATACTTCACACCAAGCATAGCAAGCATATCTGCTAAACCAGTGATACCGATACCAATGGTGCGCATACCCTTCTGATAATTTTCGTAAATCTTGTCAGGGAATTTATTTACATCAATAATATCATCAAGCATACGGACGGCAATGGAGATTGTATTTCTTAGAGCATCGGTATCAAGATGCGCCTGCTTAGTAAATGGATTCTTTACAAAATTGTGTAGGAACAATGAGCCAAGATTACAAGCGCCGCCATATTGAGATGGATCTGTTGTATTGATTGTTCCTGCTAGATATTCAGAACATGGGTTGCTACAAACAATTTTTTCTACATACCATGCAGGGTTACGGTTGTTAGCGTTATCTTCAAAGAATACACCTGGTTCACCATTATCATATGCCATCTTCATGATTTCATTCCAAATATCACGAGCTGACACTAGCTGAGTAAATTTCTTATCCCACTTAGATGACGGTAGCTTATTACCCTTCTCGTCATAGATGGGCCAATGCAACTGAATTTGACTATTAGAAATAACACTTCGCATAAAAGCATCATCTACAACAACAGACAGATTAAAATGATTGAGACGTCCTTCTGTAGCTGACTTAGCATGGATAAATTCAAGAATATCAGGATGATATACACTGAGCATACCCATGTTTGCACCGCGCCTTGAGCCTTGCTGTACAGTAGCCGTCTGTGCATTAAATACATCCATAAAGCTAACCGGCCCAGATGCAATAGCGTCATTACGGGTTCTATATCCATTAGGGGCTAGATTGCTAAAAGCATAACCAATACCACCACCAGCCTTATGTGTCATAGCACCTAACTTAACCGCATCAAAAATTTGCTCCATACTGTTACCAACAATGGGCGCAACAAAGCAGTTGTTGAGAGTTAGCTTTTCACCAATACCAGCGTTGCTCATGGTACGTCCAGCTGGGAAAAAATAGCCAGATGCCATAATATGGTAGAATTTATCTGCCCATGTGCTTGAATTATTATCTTCAGCCGTAGCAATAAAATCAGCTACACGCCATAGCTGGTCATCATATGATTCGCCGTTCTTTTGGTATCTATCTTTCCAAATAGATTTATATACCTCATTTACAAACAATAAATCGTCCTCCTTTATTCAAAGTCATTCATATTAAAGCAATATGCCGTATCATCAATTAGCATATCACAATAAATCTTGCGGCAATCCTTATATAGCTCAATTCGCGCTGGGTCATTTTCATTAAAATAATCCCAGTGGATATTATGCTCATTTAGCCATTCTTTAGCTACTTCCGCAGATTCTCCTTCACGACAAGTAGTGATGATAATGACAATATCCATCTCTTGTACAGAGCGGATAAATTCTGCAATCGGTGTTTCTAGTCCACACAGCGGATATGAACTATAGCATAGCGTATGGTCAAAATCCACTGCTAATACAAATTTAGTAGGCGGAGATTGTGCATAATAAGCGTTAATAATCTTCTTAAATTCGGTTCGATTCATTTTTAATCATATTACCTCCTTGTTATATATATTATCACGATTCTGCTGATTTGTCAAGTAGCATTTCACATAATTCAGTATTTCTTTCCTTTTCCTCTTGTACTCTCAATCCCTCTTGAATAGCTACCTCATCTCCAATCAATATTAGCCGCTCTTGTGCGCGTGATACGGCTGTATAGCACAAATTGCGACTTAGCATCCTTACATGGCTTCTATCAATTACCACAATTACGGCTTTAGCTTGACAACCCTGTGATGAATGCGTAGAAATTGCATATGCTAACAACGTATTTTTAATATGCGCCTTATCTACTATACAATCGTCGCAATCATAGCGCACAATCATATATGGCTCTTTTTCATCTGGCACAATTTCCATTACCGTGCCAATATCTCCATTTGCTACAAAAGCCGTATCTCTATCATCAGCAAGCGGCATAGCATATTCATTTTTTTTATTGATGACCTTATCGCCAACTTTGAAATGAATAGGTATATTATTAACAGTATGCCCAACTGTGCTTAATTCATTTGGATTGAATTTAGCTTGAATCGCTACATTGATAGCCAATGAGCCAACCTCTCCCTTATTGAATGGAGATAGAATCAGCACATCATCCTTACTATATCCATCTGTCAATAGCCGCGCATATTCTTGTTCAATTTGCTTGATTACTAATGTATCAGTTTCAATGAACTTATAATCCGTGAAAGTATCTGTCAGATGGTCGTTTGCTCCATTTCGTACATCAGTAGCTATGGTAATAATGCCAGACGTGTTATATCTAAATACCTTAGTTAGATTGCATACAGGCACGATGCCGCTATCAAGCATATCCTCAACAATGTTGCCGCAAGCAATAGATGCAAGCTGAGATGGGTCAGCTATAAAGATTATCTTGGTGTGGTCTGTTACCTTATCAAATAGCATTGATAGCAAATGAACACTAATTTGACTGGCTTCATCTATGATTAGATAATCCCCTAAGTTCTCACTCATGGTTAGAAACATATGAATAGTAGATGCTTCTTTTTGCGTTGCTTCTCGTAATTTTTTGCTAGATATTCCAGTTGGAGCAAGTAGAGTATATGTGTACCCATTGTTATCTAGCATATTAACAAGTGCTTGCATACTTGTTGTTTTGCCGCAGTTGCCAGTAATGAAAATACAATCTTTTCGTCTTAGTACGAGCATATGCGATGGTACTGTAAAGCAATATTTATATCCATCCGTTGTTGGTACTTGAGTTATGGGCGTTTTAGTACATTTATTTCTATTATCTGAACACAATCCTACTTTTGTTCTGTTAGAGAAGTTTGCAACGTATAAATTAGTTTTTCTGATATATTCCTTATTATTTACAATGTAAGTTTCACCGATTCGATTAGAAATACTTATAGATGCTCTAATTCCTACAGATGTGGCAGCGTATTGAATAAAATCTGCATCAGATTTAATAGCCGATGAATAAGATTGATATTTTGTATTATTTTTTGTATATCTTATACATCCATCCCAATAAACAACTTCATCTATAATTATCTTTAGTTGATCATTAGAACACCCATACCAATACTCTGTAAATTGCTTTTCTCTCCTTGGAACATACACATGATAGTCAGTATATCCTTCTTCTGCGCTTTCATGTTCTTTATATTCAAGCCCATTTTTATTGAAAAGATAAATCAGTCTATCTTTCTTGCGTTGCTTTTTTATGTGAAATGTGCATCTCGTACTATTTTTATTAGCAATATTAAAATGTCCGTCTGCCAAAACTGCACACATTAGACGAATTTGCCATTCATTTAAGTCTATGCCAGAACCGCCAAAACTAAATGTTGTGAGAAACCTCCCTTGGAAATTCTTAGTTGACGGAATGTGCATTTTTTTTAATTGTTCGATATTACATTCTTTTAATACGCCGTCTCTTGTTTCATATATAATCCTATGCTCATCACAGACAGTTTGATTTAATCCTCGAAGCGTCTCAAAGTGCCACAGTGTATCGCATGGCTTCTTGATATAAGCAATAGGACTTACAAGCTCTGCTGTTCCATCCTCGTTGTACTGAAGCACCACATCACCGTCTTGATAATCGGCAATTCGCTTCCAACCAGTACCGGTAAAAAATTCAGTATCACAATCAACACAACCGGCAGAGCCAGTTAGCATCATCACATCCTGATTACAAGCCATCTCAAGAATCTGCGACTGTTCATCAGTCAGCTCTAAGCCGTCTACACTTGTAAACTTCTGCCAATCCATAGGATAATAATGTGGATTGGCTATTTTTTTCTTGATAACATCAGCAATATGTTGTTCAGCACTATATGTGGCTTGTAGGGCTGTATTCTGACTAGGCGGGTCATAGTGTACTTGCACCGATTTCGTCACAACATTGAGGAGGTGGTGAACGCACTGAGGTGCTTTCTGTTTGACCATATCAAATAGCTGTTTGGCTTGCATTCTTGTATTACCATCCAGCTCATTATGCTTCAGAGCATAGATAGTAGCCGCCTCACATCGTTCATAGCTATCTAGCCATTTTGCCGTTTTCTTGGTTATTGCTCTATCAGCTCTATCAAACGACCATTCAAGCAAGTTGATCATAACAGCATATGGATTAGCGCTTATGTCCTTGCTAAATTCATATACATTTTTATATGTCGCGGCGATTTTGTTTATATCCTCATCATGCTCAATACCCCAAACATATGTCTCGCCCATAAATTTAACACGCTTGTTGATCGTCTTGATTTTTGCAATATATCTTGGCAATAGCACCTTGCCTACGCCTTTAATTTTTTTGTAGTCCAGATTGTCGGCTTCGCCATTCAGTACCATACTGACAAAATGAGGATATGCGGCATGACAAGATTCAGCTTGCCCATTGGTCATTAAGTTGCGTAGCGTCTGTAATTCGGCTTTTTCAGTCAAGTTGAATTTGCCATCTTTAGCTACAAATCCAGCAAAACCAATGAATTTATAACTATATTTATATTTATCATCCTCACATGGCTCAATGATACAATCAATAGACTGCCCCATTTTCAAGTCGGCAATCCCAGTTCCTTTTAGGCTGATTGTGCCATATTGAGGATGACGTTCTATTGAGTCATCCTTAGTGCGACATGATATAATTGAGAAATTGGATTCAGGATTATTGAATATCATGCGCATTGGGATTAATTTTACTGTTTGCATGGAATACACCTATACAATTTTTCTGTTTTATCGGTACGACTTGATTTATCCAGTGTGCATTTCAACTTACCTTCCCAGATACATTCAAATCCATCATCTGGCATCCAATATTCACTAATCAGAACAATATTGGTTTTAGCCATTTTTTTACACCAAGCATAGAATTTATCATAGTCAAAATCGCTTGTTGCATATTTTGTTGTATCGCGGTATGGAGGGTCACAATAAATGACCATATAATCCACATCCAATTTCCAGAAATCGCCACATACAAAAAATATTCCTTTTAACTTGGGGGCTTGTTTCTTGATATTTCTGATAGCCTCGTTAGTAATATCTCTTGGCGTTACGCCATCTGCTTTGAAACCTCTCGGATAGCCACCAAACCATTTTGCGCCGAATGTACAGAATCCTACAAGTCCAACATACCAATTTGGATAATTGGATGGATTCGTTCTTACGGCATTATATTCTTCCTCTGTGATAGTATCGGGCAAACCATCTGTTGTCTCTGATACATGGTTTAGCAATGCAATCAGATATTTATGAACATCATTGCCAATCTTACATGGGCATTTAATTTTATCAATCATATTAGCACCGCCAACAAACGGTTCTAAATAGCCACGGCAATCAGGCATATTATCAATATATGATTGAATAATAGGTGCAATTTGCTTACTCAAGCGGTTCTTGCTTCCAACGTACTTTATTTTACCCACCTCCATTTGTATCCACCGGCACTTTGTCTAACTCCATTGCAAGCGTTAGATATTGCACCTTGTAAAAATCCTTTTGATAAATCATTGGAAATTAAATATTCTGCCGCTTTTTTAGAGCTTTCAAAACAATATAAAATCTCGCCAGTTATCATATCAATCATTTGCACTTTCTTTTTGATATGATTTCTTTGACATTGTTTATTCCATGACTTTTCTAAATTTTCAGCATTGCTCATAGGTATCAAATTATATTTTTTGTTATTTAATTTGTCGCCATCATCGTGATCTATTGTGATATTCCTATCAGTAATTTTTAATATAAATCTGTGCAACATAGTTGTATGGTTATTTATAACAGTATATACATATCCCTTTTTACTTATATACCATCCATGATTTACACATCTTTCATAATCTTCTTCGTCTATTTGGATTGATGCTATTTTATTTCCATAAAAACATTCACTGTCTGACGCATATAATATTCCACATTTATGAGTTAGTGGATTATTTATCTTTTTAGCGATGCCCATATCGTCCATCCTCATCAATCAGCAGTTGTTCCCATTCATCAATAATCATCCTCATCAATTCAGTTGCTCCCCAAGCTGGCTCCCATCCTTTATCATATACATAATGGATTCGTTCTGAATCAACAAATGTAAACCAACTATATTTTGTAGCTACCACCTTAAATTCATTATTACCTGTTACACTTACATTTGCTTTCAACAAGCTATTACAGATATGACATACAGCATCAAGCCATGCTTCATAAGTTAATACGTCTTGCATTTGATTACACCTCCTCAATACCCATAATGAGCCACAATCAATTTGGCTCTATCAGATTCCCATCGTGTCTTATCAAAGCTATCTAGTACAGCTTTCAACACAAACAACCGTCTATAATCCTCACCGTTCTCAATCTGATTATTGACCCACTCTTTTACAGTATCAATGTCAGCATACATCATTGGTTCATCATAGGCATCTAACAGCTCTGTGTTTTCCCAGTCTTGATTTCTAGGATTATCATGGTCAAATCCAAGGAAATCACCATCTAGCTTTTTGCTGAATAACTCTGCCCATCCAGAATCATAACCCATTTTGCACATATCTACTGCGGCAATTACCTCATTGTAGATGTAGGTATTATTGCTAATCCTACTGCAAATATATACCTTGCTTTCGTAACCCATTATAAAACAACCTCCTGTTCTTTGATAAATCAAGTATATCATAGAATCAGGAGGTTGTCAAGCATTATTTTAATTATTTTTCAATCATTTTCTTTAATTCTGTAAATAGCTCCTTACCGCAAATAGGACAAGTAGAATTTATGTCAACTACATATTTTTCGTCTACCATTAAGCCGCAATTTGGACATTTAATAGGCGCATATTTTAATGGGCGCTCAGTTCGTTTGCGACGATTTCTTTCTGCTCTGCTCAATTAAAATATTCACTCCAATCAATTTCATTTTCTTTTGGTTTATCAACAATCTCATATCGCTCAATAATGGCTTGTGGCTTAATCTGTCCATTATATTCATTCAATCCAAGCGATACCACTACCTCTATGGATTTACCCTGAGCTGATTCAAATCGACTTGCTTCTTCATTACTAACAAAGAATTTGATGAACTCAATGTCGTCCTGAACCAACTTGACAGTAGTTGAGCGATTACGATATACATAAATCTGCGGCGTTGTTAAAGTACAATGGAATAACGGCTTGTTTACATCTTTGCCCCATAGGATATTATTTTCTACACACACATTTGCAAGATTGCGTGTGATATTATTGGGTTTGATCTGAGCCGCCACTTCAATATCTGGCTCTACATCCAAATCAAGTCCATCTAAGAATCGCGCAAATCGCTTAAGATTGGACTTCTTCACGCTGATACCAGCAGCCGCGCTATGCCCTTGACATTTGGCCAATCCTGATTTATTAATAGTCTCAAGCAAGTCAATAGGACTGCGCATTGAGCCGGACCATGTTGTGCTATTTAGCTCTCTCAGCAGGAATGTGGGCTTATTATATTTACCACAGAATTTGTTGGCTACAAGCCCTAAATAGGATTTATTCTCAGGTTCACCAAATCCGATAATGACTTTATGAGACGTATCAAGCCCATCTGATAGTTTATCTGCAACCTTCTTGACTTGATAATCCTGTTTGGACTTGACAGACTTCATAGCCTTTACAGCGGTTTCTGGGTCAATCTTACCAATCAGTGCATCAAAGAATAGCCGTTTAGTGGATTGGTCATCGCTACGAGCAAGCGCATTAGCAAGAGGCGCAATACCAAATGCAACACCTTCTGGATTAACGCCACGATTGCAGCAATGCTCTAAGCAGTATTTGATGAATGGATTAGTTGGATTAGTCAAGCCGTCATATACATATTTGCGATTCTCAGGCGAACGTAAGCTGCAAATATCAGATATTAGGCTAACTGCTACTAAATCTTTGAAAGATTGAGTTGAGCCAAGTGTACAAGCAAATTTTTCTACAACGCCTGTACCGCTAATATCTGTATTGATATTCGGCGCATTATCAGCTCGATATGGATTAACTACAACCGCATGTTTATTCTCTTTTTCAATGATATGGTGGTCAAGAACAATAACCTTGATGCCATGTTCATATAGTTCTCTACAAGCATCAACCTCACTCGACCCAGCATCGGGAATAATGAGCGTGTCAATATTTGCGGCAAGAATATCTGGTAATAGGTCAGTACACCCATGTTGTTTGCCGGTATGGGCAAAGATAATTGGCTCTATATCTGAATGATATTCTTTGCATAGCATATAGGCAATGGCGGCAGAGCAAGCGCCGTCCATATCGGAATCAATAACAATACCAATTCTACCTACATATTCATGAAACATATCAACAGCTACATCCATATTCTTATACATATCGGGCGATTGATATTCAATGCTATCTGGATTTAGATATGCGTCAACATCGGATATTTCGTAGGCATGAAGTAAATCCCTTAAAAATGTAGCTTCATTAAGGGAATCAAGTAGCGGATGAATCTTAATCTGAATCACCATCCTTTTCTGGCAAGTTGATATATGCCCATTGGTCATTATCCTCGACATATCGAACATATCGCCAATCTCCAATACCATACCACACATTGTCTCCAAATGCTTTCAAAAGCCTTGCTTTCAGAATGTTTTTTGAAGCATATCTATCTTCTGCTTTAACAGCTATCCGTACAGTTGTATCATAAGGCGGCAATTCATCTGTTACTTTATGCCATTCAATCATTCTTTCTCTCCTCCAATCTTAAATGATCTACCTTCCTTAGCTCTAAGATAACCAGAACGATATGCTAGGGCAATAGATTTAATTATCTCGTCATAATAATATTCGTATTGTAGAATATCGTCGTTGTCCAGTTTCGGCTTGAGCATATTGTAGATTTCATCATTTTCTCTGCATTGCTCAGTACATTCAAATAGATCTTTAGTAGCCCAACATTCTATCCTAACTACAGTGCGCTCTTTGCCATCCACATATCGTTGATACCGGCATTCATGTGCATATTTACATTCGCTTTTCATAACATTATCTCTCTTTCATAAATGCCATCCAATGTGTTTTCTGTAATTTACCAGATTTATGTCCGTACATTGGCTCGTATCCAATAACTCGAATTATTTTTGATACAGGAATGTCCGTTTCGTTCCATTTGAAAATTAGCGTTCCATTTGGCTTTAAGACCCTCATACATTCAGAGAATCCATCGTGTAGCGTCTTTTCCCAATCCTCTTTAAGTACACCATATTTCTTTGCCATCCATGAATTTTCTCCAAGTGTAATCATGTGTGGAGGATCAAATACAACGTGCCAAAAAGTATTATCATCAAATGGTAAATTAGTAAAATCAGTAATAATGTCTGGTTTAATAATTAGTTTGCGCCCATCACATAGATTAGCATTTAACTCTCTACAATCACAAAATTCAACATCTGGATTATTTTTATCAAACCAGAACATCCTACTTCCGCAACATGGGTCTAATACCCTTTTTTCTGTTCTCATACTCTTACCCTACTTTCCCATAATTTCATTGCTTGCTCATATGGTATATCCATAATATTGCATTTATACATATCATAGCCTTGATTGTTATAGATTATGTTGACTGAAAAATACGGCTTTAGCTTAGCCGCTAATTTCTTCATCTTAACAACAAAGAATTTAAATTCATCATCACCTACTTGATGATAATCGCTATCAAATGCTATAACCACATCATTCACACCAAGCTCAAGTAATAGCTGAATATGCTGTTTGCTTATATTAGAGCCAAAGACGGCTAGAGAATTATCTATACCGTATTGAGGTGACTTGAGTACGCTTTTTTCTGATTCAAATAGCACTACTTGGCGCGACTTTTCAATAGCGGTTTTATTCTGGTCATAGCCATATAGACAAGCAGATGATGGGAATTTTAATACTGTACCATCTAATGTACATATTGGTCTATATTTGCCCTTAGCTATATCTTGTTCTCTTGTATATCGCCCCCTTACGCCTACTAATTGCCCATTAAACACGACAGGTATGGATATACACGCCTGACGCGCATACCATCCTATACCAAATTTATCAAGTGTATCTGCTGAAATGCCGTAATCCAGCCATTCTTGCGGATATAAATGGTCAAATAGAGATAATATGGACTTGTCATATGTCAAGAGCTTATCTGTCTCTGGCTCGGCATTAGGTAAAAAGCGGCGTAATTCAGCCCAATTATCAATCTGTTCATTTTGCTCTATTTGCCCTACTTGTAGATGCAGGACAGAACATATATATGAGACAGCTTGATTGAAGTCAAGATGTTTGACGTGCTGAACTAAACCAATAGCATCCGTATGCAATCCGCATACCCAACAATGGAATACTTGCCGCTCTTGGTTAAACCATAATTTGGGGCGGTGATTTATAGCATCTGCCCCATGGTGACATATACTTGGAAATATCAGATTGTTGCTATCAGCCTTCATCAATGGCGCACCCATAGCACCCATTAGCTCTATGATACGGTCGTCGGTTAATTGGGATTTAAGAGATGTAATGTCAATCATTTTGCATATATCAACCTTGTTCTTTGAAGCTGTATTGGATTGTCGAACTTGCTCGTTACAAAACAATCCTTTGTTCGTCCAGTATTCAAATCAAGATGAAAATATATTTTAATACCCTGTTCAACTTGAGAGAACCGCATTTTATAGATATGCAGTACGCGATTTGGTTTTGTTTTATCAGGATATTTTTCCATCATCATATCAGCTATTTCTTGCTCTTTACGGCGCAACGGCATAATTACGCCAGCTACATCAGCCTTGTTCTGAATTGCTCTTGAACCAGCTGCAACACCGCTATCCATAATTTCCTGTGTCATAGCATTAGCATTAACCTGAGTAAATGTCAAGACAGCAATATTATATTCAACAGCTAAATCCTTGAGCTTACTTGCTATACCAGATAGCACTTGATCTGAACGAGTAGACACGCCATTCTTTTTAGCCAAATCGCTTGATACAGATGATGATTCAACAATGTAATCATAACAAAGATAGCCTACATTTTTGTTTACCACATAATCCTTTACATACGATTCAATCAAATCAACCGTATAATTAGGCATAGTGACGATATATAGCTTAGATTCATGCAAGATTTTAATAGCCTCATCCACACGTTCTTCTTCGCCTTCCTCATATCGCCCATTCAAGATGCTAAAGCATGGCACGCCGCTAATTGTAGCCACAATCTTAGGTGTGATTTCAGTATCACCAGCCATCTCAAATTGGAGATATAGACCAGCCTTATGCTGATAACATGGATTATCTATATATTGCCCTTTGTCCATATCATATATTCTAGGACAACATACTTGTACAAGGTTGGCTAAGCCGATAGTTGACTTGCCTACACCTGAGCCGACTGAATAGATAGATAGCTGTCCCGGAATCCAACCTCTAGCAGCTGTGTTCAAATATTCGCTAAAGGTCGTTGCGCCGAATAGCGGCTCTGCCTTAAAGCCCTCTTTAATCGCTTCAAATCCGTCGCCAGCTTTTAGCTCATCTATATCTTTATCTTTGTAGAATTGCTTTTTTATAGCTATCTGCTGTGCGTCAAAATATTGTACTATGTCCTCTATGGTTGCTTTATCATCTTGTTCAAATTTGTCTACGTTGTAACCAGCGTTTTTGTAGCTTTTGAGTAATGTGGCACGGCGCACATTGTTGTAATAAACCTCAAAATTGCCCACATTAGCAAGCTGCTTGACTGTATCAATGAAATCGTCTAGTTGATTCAGCTTGAATATATCCTCTACCCTTTTGTTGTTCTTACATAGCATATAGAGGTCTAGTGCTGATATGGACTCAGCTCCACGCTTAGCCAAAGCGACACAGCCCTGCCACAATCTGAGGTGAAAATTGACCGTGAAATCTTCACGACTCAATGGGTACGTATCAGAAATAGCAAGAGAAGGCTTGATTAGCAAACAACCCAATAGCAACCTAACAGAATTTTGGTCATAGAGCATTATCCAAACACATCCTCCTCATCATTTCTTTTCACAATCGTCTCAACCCCATCTTCAGCTTGCCATTGCTGTATATTCTGCCTTACCTGATTTAGCCAAGTATAATATTTTTTGCATTCGTCATATTTATATTTGACCAGTCCAAGTGGCGATTTAGATATGTCCAATCCTTGCTCTTTTTGGATATATCTGATTGTATAAGCAATGCCGCCATATGTCATATCCGGATTATCGCTCATTAGTTTCGCAAGCTGTATGCCTACAAGTCGCATATTAGCATCAGGCGCAACTTGGCGTATATAATCCAGCAATTTACGCCTATCATCTTTTGATTCTGCTTTAGGTTTGGTGGTATGGGCATTGATATAATCCTGCTTACATTGCTCACAGCAGAAATAGAATTTAGGCTTATATTCGATTGCATCTTGTTTTGTCCTTGATTTACCGCATTGGCGGCATTTAATTTTAGATGACTTGCTCATAAAACAACCTCCCGTTTCATTTGTTGACTTAATTATAGCATAGAAATAGGAGGTTGTCAAGAGGAAATTATCTCATATTCTAACATCCCCTTATCAATTTCTTCTTGGCTCATAGCCGCATCTGTCCTCTTACAATCAACCACTCTAAGACCACTAGGATGCGTTACAACTCGATTTTGCTTTATGCTATATCCTGCATAATATTCAAGCCGCAATCGGCATATACAGCCTTCACAACCGCCAGGACGCTTAACATTAAATACCCTAGGAGAATCACCACATATATTCAAGAATCGGCTTGAATCAATCCATTGTCCATCCATTTCTATATTCATGCTATCAGGCGCATTATCTTCAACTATGCGGCAATATTGTACATTATAATACAATGATTTTTTCCATTCATTGATATTGCCTGATATCAATAGCCTAGTGGGTATATCAGATTTTTTCATTGTATAATAATGTTTGTTTTTGACATATATATAGCTGTCTACTCGTGGATGGGTATATTGCGCCACAGCCAACCATGATTTGATTTGCGGCTCATTCCATTTGCGGCTTAATGTTTGGCTCATGGTGAGACATTGATTGTTGGCGATGACGCTGAATTTGATTTTCATATGAGTCTGATATATGTCAATTCGCAGCTCTTGCAGTTGGGATATACATAAAAATCTATTCAAGCGTCATCACCTCATGACTGTCTATTGTAGTCTATCTTTCGCTATGTTGAAATATTCCTCGTTTAATTCAATGCCTATAAAATCTCTGTTCAGTTCTTTACAAGCAAGACCTGTTGTGCCACTGCCCATAAATGGATCAATAATAATTGAATCTTCTGGCAAGATACCAACAATATTTTTCATCACCTCAAGTGGCATTTGACACGGATGCGCCGTTTTTTCTTTGTTTACATTTTTTACTTGATTGATATTCCACCAGTCGTACAATTTCGCGCCCAATTTGCCATCGGCAATTCTCTGTTTAATACGCTTGTCATTTGGATTTTTATACGGTTGCTTTACTTGATTAAAATTTGGCTTAACATCATAAAATGCAATGTCTCTATGCTGTTTAGCGGTATTACTATTATATACCCATGATACAACTCTGTTTGGAATTTTACCAGATAGTACAGATAATTTATATAATGCTTCTGGATAATGAATAAAGACGCATGGTGCAATATCAAGTAAAAATGTTAACATTTCATAATATTGAGCATCATCCATATTATCCTTATATTGATTATAATGATAACCAATATTGAATGGTGGGTCTGTTACAATAATAGTGTTATCTGGAATATTGATTTGTTTTAACACGTCCATGCAATTCCCGTTATATAGTCGCATATTTATCACCTCACAGCTATTATATAATAAAAAGGCGGGCTTGACAATCCCGCCTTTAATATTTTATGCTTTAGCTAAATGGATTCTCGTCGGAATCATCCCAAGGATTTTCTGATTCAGCAGGAGTAGGCGTATCAGTAGACGCAGTATTGAACACATCACCAAAATCAGGGATGGGGTCATTAGCAGGAGCAGTTGTAGTCTTAGTGGTGGTTAGCTCCTTTAGTGCAGGAATCTCATATTCGCCCTTTTCGATGGTTTCAACAGAACGGACAGCGGCAACATAGTTACGGACACGAACTTGCCCCTTCTGATTCTGATACTGTTCATCTGCAATGATTAGACCAACGACCTTATTGACAAGCGTCTTTTCGTCAAAATTCCACTGATAGCTCTTGTTTGAGCGTTCAATAGCATTGATGAATCCCTTGAACATAGATGCCGCAGAATCCTTGTAAGAACGAATGAATGTGCCAGCATTAGGCCACTTGCGTTCTTTGCGTGTATCGCCGTCATACTGCTTCTTGAAATATCCCTTGTCATCACCCTTGAAAATATCAAAATAAATCTTTAGGTATTCCTTCTCAGGATGATCTTCTACCTTCAGAATTTTGCAAATATAGCCATTTGGTGTTAGGCGCTTAAAAGATGTGCTTTCCTGAATATTTTCCCAGTTATTGATTCGCTTCATAATAAATTTAACCTCGCTTTAATTTGATTTTAATAAATAGATTGTTTATATTTTACTCAGCTTTTTTAGCTGGAGTAGTAGATTTAGCCTTGAGCGCACTTGCCTTTCTTAGCCCATAATATTCTCTGATTGTATCATCAACCATCTTTAGGTCATTATCAATCTCAAGAGAATCAAACATACCCATTGGCGACTTACACGGATTCGAGCCGTCAGACTGCGTGATAAAATAGTGCTTGCGATCATCTGCTTTACATAGTAGGACAATGCTAAACAGTCCCTCTACGGTGAGTTGTTGGTCTAACATCTTACCAAGCGTCTTAGCCTTTACCTTGCCATTTTCATCAGTGTCAATATGTTGCATGATATACACAATCGTGTCAGGACTGGTATCTTCCTGAACAACGCGCAACATATCCTCATAGTTCTTAGCCATTGTCGTAAATTTTGTATAACCAACTTCATTTACCTTATCAAAGCTTTCAAATGCCATAAGATACTGAGCGTCATCTACGACCCAACTTAGCTTCTTACCGCTACATACTGCGCCTTTGATACTGGTATATGTTGCCTTATTCATACTCTGTAGCTTATTTACATTTCTGAATGGTAGCGGCTTAGATGCCACATTTAGGATGCCAACATCCTCTTGCTTGAAATTTCTAAGTGACGCTGATTTACCAGAACCGCTTTCACCTAAAATAAGAACTGCTACACCCATTTACTTACTTAATCCTCCTCATTCTCATTCAATTTCTTTTAGCCAAAATTCACGACAGCATTCATCACACCAACGTAAAGTATCACAATTGATACAAACCTTATCAGGTGTTGCGTTTTTATATTTTTCAGGCTCAATTTTTAGTGGACAAATATCTAGCACTCCGTCGGACGATTTTTTTGCATTTGGAAACATCTTCAAAAATTCGCCCTGTCTTGTTTTGACAGGATGTTCTTTTGCCCATTGCTCTATAATAGGAATTAACTTAGGAATCCCCACAATAGATGCACACACTTTATACTGACCCACTGGACACTCGCTACAATTTACATAATAATTACACATTCGATTTCGTTGCTTTACATATTCAACAGCGTCTATGATTTACACCTCCAATTTCTTCCAGCATTTCATTTCTACAATTTTTTCTGGCAATGTTACCCATTCACCATTTTCATCCTTTTTCATTTTATTTTTTTCTTGCAATACAGCTCTAATTACATCACTCTTTAATAATTGATGATTTGTCAAGAATTTTTTATTGGCTCGATATGTGCGTTCTGCGCCATAGCATAGGTTGTATAGTGCGCAATAAACCGTACCATATCCTGTTGTCTTGACATCTAGCACTAGCCAATCATTAGGGTCTGAATTGGGGTCATTGCCATCTACATATCCTAATAGCTCGATCTGCCATTTCAGCTTGTCAACAACGGTCGTTTTAGGCATTTTCATTGAGCGTAGAATTGACAGGATAATGCCGCGATTATCAAGCTGACTAGCTGTTTTCTCTGTCATCTTTCCAGCATACGGCTTGAGCATATCTACATTATAACCCATTTCAGCCCATTTGTCAAGCTTAATTGTCTTGCATTTTGAAAATTTATTAAAAATCTCAATACCTAACAATAGTGCCTTAGCTGGGCCAAATTCTGTAAAATAACCAATCTTAACCAAAATGTCAAGTTGTCGCGCATCTGGCTTTGCTTCAAGCTGTTGGATGGCGAATAGCACATCAATAAAATTCTTAAACCGCATATCACGCATACCATATAATGCCTCAGCTACATCGGCGCTCATATACTTGATTGAGCCAAGCCCCTTATAGATTATATTTTCATCTGTATCACAAAAATAATCTGAGCGAGAATGACGGAATTTAGGAGATTTTATTTTAATGCCGACCTTATGAGCATATGCCGTTAATGCCGCTGTTTTTTCCTCTTTGCCTTGATTGATATTCATAGCAACTGTAAGGAATTGAAGCGGATAATGGTATCTGAGCCAACCTGACACATATCCCTCATAGCTATATGGCTGACTATGATTTAGAGAGAATAGATAATTGCTAGCATCAATAATAACTTGGATAAAATCAGCTATGACCTTATCTGATTCGTTTTGGTTCATATTGTGTCGCTCTGCCATTGTTTTAGCAAAGCCAGCCTTGATTTGTGGTATATCCTTGTCTGTACCCGTCTTTTTAGCAAAATGGCGGCGCACAACATCGGCTTCGCCCATAGTATAACCACAATATTCATGTAAGAATTGAATGATTTGACACTGGAATACAAGGTAACCAAATGTCGGCTTCATAAATTCATCGATCGCCGCATTTCCAGATTTACGGATAACGCCATTAGCAAGATCGTCACGATATGACGCACCGGCAGGACGAATTGCGCCATTACCGATTGATAGCAATGTCATATAGTCAATGTTTGGATTCAACGCCTTAAATTTCTGAATATTAGACTCAGATAAGAGCTGCTTGATATATCTATCACCAGTTGTGCCTTCCCACTGGAAGATAGCCGTAGTATCATCTCTGATACTATCCCATACGGCTTTGTCATTTATATCAACATTGTCAGGCGTTAGACGCTCAATACCAGCTAATTTACACGTCTCATTGATTAGTTCAATGGTATCAAGCTTGAGCAAATCGAGCTTAACATAATTCTGTAAATCAACCTCTTTCATATTGATTTGGCTGATTGGTACATCATCTGTTGACGTAGTAAATAATCCCATACGGTCATCAATAGAATGAGGTGATACAACTAAGCCACAAGGATGGTTGCCAACTGATACAACGCAACCATTTACAATATCGACATATTTGAATAGCTCCGGATATTTAACACGGCATTTGTCCTCATCTTGTTCTACTGTATTACAAATTTGCCCCACTTCATCAAGTGGCATTTCCAACGCTCTGCCAACATCACGAATAGCGCCCTTTAAAGCAATCGTATTAAATGTGACAATATCAGAACAATACAACCCATGCTTGTTAAATATATATTGCTTGACCTCGTTGATTCTGCTAGGAGGAAAATCTGTATCAATATCCGACAGCGATACGCGCTCCGTATTCATGAATCGCTCAAAATTAAGCCCATGCTTGATGCTATCCATCTCAGTAATACCAAGCAGATAAGCAATAACAGAACCATTACATGAGCCACGCCCATATCCTACAAGAATATCCTGCGTCTTGCACCATGCTATAATGTCCTCCATGAGCAGCATAAAGTCAATCGCGCCATTATGGACATATGCTTTCATCTCGTATTCAATGCGGTCTATGTATTCTTGATAATTAGGCAGCTTGTCAATACCGCGCCACACAATACCATCTGCGATCTTAGCTCTAAGAACAGCCTCGCTATCATTTCCCCATAGATGCGGATACTTATAGCTATAATCAAGCTCGAACGGATCAATCATATCAGCTACAGTATTCGTCATCTCAATAGCATCCAAGTACACATCTATAGGTAGCGCGTCCTGCATACGGCATAATTGCACCAACTCATCATAACTCATCATTTCAAGATGAAATTTATCTTCACCGTCAAAATGAATATTCTTGGCTTTTTGTAGAATTTTGCGTCCCTCTACATGAGTAGAATTGAGCGCATGAGTATCGGTACACATCAATAGCCGCAAACCGCTTTGTTTAGATAGCGTCCATAATGTATTATTATAGCTCTTTTGAGCGGGGTCAAGATGTGGCTGAATCTCAAGAAAACAGCGGTCTTTGTGTTCACATAACCAATGGTAAAAATCCCATCTAACATCATCCGGTGCTTTATTCAATACACCACCAAGACAGGCCGTGGATACAATAATATTGTCGCTTGTATTTTTTACATCCTCAATCGTGATTCGTGGCACATAATAGAATGAATTATCATCACGATTAAATGCTTTGCTTGATAACTTGTTTAGCTCTAATACGCCATCATAATTTTTGGCAATTAGCAGACAGTGATAATTGTCTCGGATTTTTTCTGATAGGGTCTGAGTTAGATAAAATTCCTGAGCGTGAATATATTTCATACCCATTTCTTCGGTATGTAATTTTTTCTTAACCCATTGAAATATAGAACCATGCTCAGAAAACGCCATTGCCTTCATTCCTAGCTCTGCGGCGCGGTCTATGTATTGGTCGTAGCGCGTTACAGAATCTATATTGGTTACACCATTAGATAGCATAGAATGAATGTGAAGGATTGTATAATTTTCATTCATCATTTATGATTCACCGGCATAACCACACCATCACCATTTTCAGCCTTGAGATAAATCGGGCCAAATTTATTTGCCGCATATGCTTTGCAATCAGGCAGACATTCCATAGCATTGAGCAAATATTGCGGATTAACCCAAAGATTCAATTCTTCATCAAGCAAATAATCAGCTACCTTTTTCGGATTATTCTTTTCTTTGATTTTATGCGTCTTGATATATACCTTGAGTTCCCCAATATCAGGCAGGGTAATTTCTTTAGCACCATCCATAGGCTTAACAATATATTCAAGCTGCATTTCCTGTCCACGCCATTCTTCAACAATTTCAGGCAGAAGCGGTTTTTCATTGAATCTAATAGCTACAAAACCATCGCATACACAATATTTTGTTTCACCGTATTTATCTTTGTTCTCGAACATGCCTTCAAGCACAGGACACTTGCGAGATTCAGCATTCTTGAGGATACGATTTGCCGCAGTCACAATCGACTTAGTACCAGATTTCTTAGACTGCTCAAGAAGCATATCAGATTCAAGAGATTTGAGAACGTCCAGCATTTCATTCTCCATCATGAAAAATCCTTCATCGTGAATCTTAATGCTCCAAGATTTGATAATGTCATACGATTTTTCAGTAGTCATAACAACAACCGCCCCTTTCATTTGATACTTGGATTATATCATAGATTGGAGCGGTTGTCAAGAGGGTTTATTTAATTTTCTTCAAATATAGATGCGTTGATCTTGCTGAGTACATACAACCCTACTTGATTTACCTTGTTTAATTAGCTCGTCTTGTAGGGTATTAGCAAATTCTACTTTATTTTCATAATTGCCATGTACTAAGCATAGCTTGTTGAAACGCAATGCATTTACATAGTAATCAATTAACTCATCACGAGAAGCATGAGATGAGAATGACACAAGCTCTGTGATATTAGCATTGTTCTCTACTACATCCCCCTCAACGTTAATCTTGTTCTCTCCGAATCTAACCTTAGAAGCAAGGGTATTTTCAGAGCTATAACCACAAAACATAATATGAGCATTATGATCTGGTAATAAAGCCTTTGCCCATGACACGCTCTTGCCTCCAGATAACATTCCTGCTGAACTAAGTACCACCATAGGATTAGTTGGTTTTGTATTTTGTAACGTCAATGTAGCAGCATGGTCAGGTACGAATTGCAATCTCTCCCAATGATACACCTTATTCCATAATTCATCATCGTCTGGATACAATGCGCATATTTTTTGCGCCATAGGTGAATCTACATATACTTTAATATCATTTGGAATCTTTTTATCTTTCCATAGTTGATACAACACGGTTAAGATACTTTGGCATCTTCCCAATGCAAATACAGGGAATAATGTTCTCTTGGACTGATTTAACACAGCTACAATTTTCTCTAAATCTTTCTGCCTATCATATGGTTTGTTATTTCGCCCAATAGCGTTATATGTATTTTCACCAAGCAACATATCACAAAACGGCAAATTGACTCTTGGTTCAAGATAGAATTGTGGCGTTTTGCCGCCAATGTCCCCAGTAAAGTTCAATACCTTGCGCTGATAACCTTGTGTCATAGCAAGTGATAGCTGACACGAGTTGATAATATGATTGGCTGGATAATAGGTTAGAGTAATATTTGGCGTTAGATTATATTGAGTTAATGGGTCAACTTCAATGCACCTGTTTAGAGCTGTCGCAATATCATCGGGAGTATATAACGGAGCAACTTTAATGCCATGTTTGTTTGTAATCTTTTGGCAATCCTGTGTCATAATCTTACAAGAATCTTCCCACAGTACCTTGAGATAAGACGTAGTTCCTTTTGGGCATATAATATGGGCTTGACACCCTTTAGCATATAATGCAGGAACAAGACAGGTGTGATCTGCATGAGCTTCATGTAGAATGAGCCAATCTACCTCCCTTGGTTTAATTTTTTTAAGCAATGACTGGTTCTGTCTATAGTTAGTAAGAATATCACTCTCTTGGTAAATACCACAATCTAGCATGATGCAATATTTTTGAAAACGAACAAGATAGCATGATTGTGTTACTCCAACAGCAGATGCACCAATACACTTGAGATATGGATTGGCGGTGCCGTTACCTGATACCATTCACGTCATCCTTCCTCATCTTTAGTACATTTCTCAGTACACAATCCATGCAATTCAAGTCAGCATCATTCCACATTTTATCTCTCTGTGCTGTCATACGTGGATCGATTTTTACATATTTGTCGCAATCAGATTGATAATCACAACGCATACATGGAATTTCCATAAGCATTTGAGGTCTACGGCTCATTCATATTCCTCCTCATAATCAGGTTCGCTTACTTGAAATCCGATAGCCTGAGTAATAGCAGGACTAGGCGCAATTTTTTCAACGGCTGCTTCATGTTCTGCCTTATCAATCTCTAACTCAAGCGACATGCGGTTTATTTTTGCATTGATAGCTGACTGTACCAAGTCCACAATTGAGCCGCACAGAGGCAACAGAGAACTTACAAATAGAACTGCGCCTCCTGCAATCCATAATGGCGTTAAATTATTCTCTCTTTTCACTACGAGCATTAACCTCATTTACTTTAGATTTGATCAGCTCTTTAATTACTTTGGCAGAAGTCAAGTTGGAAATAGATTTATCTATTGCACAAATACAAGCATTCCAACCAGCCATCAAACCTTGATTAAAATAGCTTTGAAATTTAGGTTCAAGCTCTTTCTTTAAAATATCTTTTAACTCATTATCCGACATATGTCCCCTCCCTATATGGTGCATTTCTGTCATATCAATCTGCCAACTCAAGGCTAGACAATGCAACAACACACGGCTTATCAGAATTTGCATTGTCGATAAGAGCAATGCCCTTTGTTTTATCAATATATTTAACTGTCCACACTCGAGTTCTCACATGGTTAATCACTACTCTGTCCCCGACCTTAATTTCTCTTGGCTTCTTTGCTTCATTCATTTTTGCTTTTAGCTCATCAAGCCCAACCTGCAAACGCCAATCATCGTCAGGATGGCATCTTGTTTCAACCTTCTTACCGTCCTTGCTTGTCATCGTCATACGATTGCCCTTAATATGCAGGTCATAATCGCCCTCTAGCCACTTAGGTGCTAGATTCTTTTCATAGAATTTGTATTCTAGCTTCATGTCTTTCTTCATCCTTTCTTTCATAATTTCATCCCAGAGACTATTAAATACATCGTCCCACATCATTGTTTATACCCTCCTCAACTTAAAAATTCATCACGCTCATAGCGTTAATTGCACGTTGTTCAGTGCGCTTAATATATCTGTTTGCCGTAATAGCAATCGAGCTGTGCCCCATCGCCTTACTAATAACCTCAATCGGCACATCAGCCTCAGACATCATAGTAGCAAATGTGCGGCGCATGGTATGGTTGCTAATATGCAATTCTTCCCAATTCTCAATACCAGCTTTTCTAGCACACACCTTGAGCATAGCGCTGGTATTCTTACTATCCATTTTGTTGCCCTGATTGCCAACAAATAGATATTCACAACCATCTTTGCGTTCATTGGTAATATAGCTATCAATCAGCTTAATCGTCTCATCGCCAAGACCGATAAATCTGTCTTTGTCGCCTTTACCACGAATGACCAGTACATTGTTTGCGCGGCTTTCATACTGTTCAAGTGTGATATTAAGCAATTCGTGAATACGCAATCCAGTCTGTGCAAGAGTCATAATGATCGCCTTGTTGCGCCGATTCGTTGCCGCATTGACCATGGCTCTGACCTGTTCACCAGTCAGCGCAGATTGTTCACGATTCTTGATAGCAGGAGCTTCAAGAAACTCAGCCGGATTGCGCTGAATGAACTCATTCCGATATAGGAATTTGAAATATTCACGAACAGCCGATGTTCTCTGAGCAACAGATGCAGAGCTGAGATTGTCCATGCTGGACTGCCACATCTCAAGATCAATAGCCTTGATTTCAGCTTCAGGCTTGTTGACATAATTCAAGCACTTATCAATCGCCTTAGAGTATTCTCTGATTGTACCCTCGCTACGGTGCTTTGCTTTCAGGCTCATAACAAACAGTTCGTTCATATCATTCAGCTCCTTCATTTGATGGTTTAAGTATAGCACCATAGCAGCGATTTGTCAAGGGCTATTTTAGAAAAATCCCTACAATCTTACGACCATAGGAATTTACAGGAGGATTATTTACTCATTGATTTCCGCCTTTAGTGTGCTTGTCGGCTTAAACGTCAGAGCATACTTAGCAGGGACTTCAATGGTTTCACCAGTCTGTGGATTGCGAGCCGTTCTTGCATCACGCAGCTTAGTTGTGAACTTGCCAAGCCCATGAATCACAACGTCCTCATGCTGGACTAGACTGTGCCTGATATAGTCAATAAATGTGTCTACGATTTCAGTTGTGTCCTTGACCGTATTCTCTGTGCTATCTGCTACAAACTTGATTAGCTCCTTCTTTGTCATTGTAATTATCCTTTCGCTTCAATTTCAATTTAATTTAACAAGTCGCAATGTTCATGCGCATATTGACTTGATATATGGGGTTATTTTGTCGCACTATTAACTACTTACAAGCACTCACTTCGCTAAGCCCCATTAGGGTTATTGTTCCACTATCAACTACTTACAGGATCCTCTTACCCAAGCCCTATATTATTTTGCGCCGAGCTCGACACGTCATTTATCCTTGGACTTAATGACGTTTTCAACTACTGCGCGGAATTGGTTTCGTCACCGCACTATGAGCCTTTGACCAAGCCTGCTCTTTGTCTGTTTCCCGAATTATTGAACAGCAGTCAACGTTGTGTGTTACGCGCGATATTCACCAACGATTTTTAGAATTGCCACACTCCTTACAAACCACTGTTAGCGTGAAGTTTACAGTTGCGCAACCATCTTAAAATCAAGAGTGTGGCGGCGTTACCTCATAGCATCAGGTGGTCAACCATCAGCTATTCAGCAACTAGCATTTTAACCCACAAACTAGACTATCCGCAGTGACCAAATCTTGAGGACTGTCTTACAAAGCTAGGATTTTCAGCTTTTTCACCAGACGGCTATCAAGTGTGCTTACAATGCTAGTAGAGGCATGATAGACGTTTTTGACCGTGGTAGGATTCGAACCTACATCTCATCCGCTATGAACGGAGAGTATTACCAATTAGGAGACGCGGTCATATGGAAATGGGCTTTAAGCATCAACCCATTAGAAGCATTGGATTCCTATTCAGTTTAGCAAGTCGTATGCATCCAACAAGCAGTGGACTTTGGTAGCTCAGGTGGAATTCGAATCCACACTTTACGGATTTTGAATCCGCTCCCTCTGCCGATTGGGGTACTGAGCCATATATTATCTCAAGCCGACTTCCTACCTCATAGCTATTTCTAGCATCGACTCATGAATGATGTTTACATAATATCCTTATATCACCTTTGCCATTATGTTTTTGTCCTCATGCTAACGGAACACGCTCAGGCGCGACCCCAATTCTCTAGTCTGTATCTGCCGCTTCTCAAACTCTGCGCAGACCCCAGTGCGGGCGTGATATAGATTTGACGGTTATCTTCAAATCCGGTCGGATATTATATTGATACAGTATTTGCCTTTGTACTTCAGACACTTCCGTCGCTGTATCACCGAGTTCGAGCCGTTTCTTTACCCTAGCTGACTCTATACACTAGCTTCAATCCCAATCCCTTTCATTATGCCGAACAGATTGACTGGTGCGCCCTACTTGGCACTACGGTCTTTCGCACGACTGCGACCCGCTTTTATGCTTATCTCATTTGTCTCACGCACGTTCCCAATGATCTTAGTAAATAATATCCTTATACCAACTTCAATCTGCTAGTAGCATCTCATTATCCGTTCTTCTCCAACTCCAGGTGGGCATATGAGTAAGCGTGGTATAGGTCTAACGGTGATCTTTAGACCGCGGTCGGATATTATAATGGCTGTTCATCTCACTCCATTTACTACTGCTCCTGTAATCCCGGCTTTATTGCTTCGCGATTGCAACGTACCTGAGCTTCGTAGCACCACCATCTTTACATTCTCAATTATACCATATTTGATTTTATTTGTCAAGTGTTATTTTACTTATTTTTTTCAAGGATTTTATACACAATCGGAATGCCGCAAAATACACCAAATAACCATGCGGCAATAACGCCAGTAATAAATGCAAATGTTTCCATATATCAGTTCCCAATCCCATCCATGCTCAAGCTGATTTCAATAACCTTACCCTTAATGCCAATTTCATTCAACAGTTTATTCAGCACCAATCCAGCATTATCGACATATAACTGAGCATCATCGTATTTTTCAGCCTTTCCATCTCTAATGTCATTAAGCACACTATACAAATCAATAATTTTTGGACAATCAATGCCCAATTTCTCAGAATGATACTCCATATTAAGTCGCTGTCCCAACGTTGATGTGATAATCGTGCCGCCGTGTAGTGCCGCATCAAGCAACATATTAGTTGTTACTCCTGAGCCACGATTTCCTACTACTACCTTCATATATCCTCCTTATTTATACACTAATAATCAATAAATTTTCCTTAACTATTTACCCTACAACTTATACTACTTAATTGACTAATCTGAAAATTCTTCATTATTAGTCAATGATTTCTTTGCAAGACGAGCTGATTTTAGCCTTTCTGCCGCAGCTTGCTTCTGTTCGTCAGTCATTTCTCTTTTTCTGAACGGGTTGTTTCCCATGCGGAACGGATATAGCTCACAGTCATGGATGACGCAATTCTTAACTTCATAGGTTGAACCACAGCTACATTCCAAGCAGTGCTGGCGGATGGCCTTTAGCGGAGATTTTTCCATATTATCACCTCACGAAAAGATATATCCATATCTACCAGTTTCGTGCATGACAGCATCCCAATCGCCAGAGAAGCCCATGATCTCAGGACAACCCGGTGCATCAAGCTCATATCTGTCCTCAGCGTATTCGCGAATGGTGACGCAATCACCCTGATTGTTATAGACGTTCATGGTAAACATAATTTATATCTCCTTTTCAAAATTTAATTCATGGTAGCGGCGCAGAGGGTCGAACTCTGATTTTGCCCCAATCTAGGGCTAAACTGGGTATAGGCCAGCTGGCTTACCATTAACCGACACCGCCATTTTGTATTGAGCCTTTTATCGTCATGCTCAGGACTATATTTTAGGAGGTTCACAATGAAGAACTGTAATTGAGATTGCCAAATCTCTCAACCACATCTGTATTATATCATAAGAAATACTGTTTGTCAAGAACAAATTTTATTCATTTCAATAAAATTTTCACAAGCCCAACCATTGAGGACGGGGATTTCATCACAGCTATATCCCCACAATCCAGTTTCACGGTTATAGCAATCTACATGGCAAATGAAATCGCCAATTTTGAAACAGGTATCAAGCATAATCATTATCTCCATTTATTTGATAGTTGGATTATACCATATAAAATTTTATTTGTCAAGCATTATTTGAATAATTCTTCAAGATTTCTAACATTATATTTCCTATCTTTCAGATCATCAGCTCTACTTCTAACCAATTCCCAATTTGAACCAGCAAATCCGCTTTTCATCACATCAGCTATAATCTGTTCATCCTTATATTTGCGCCGTTCTAGCCGTAAATCATGGAGCAGCTTATATATCTTATATCCATCTCTAGCATTGTATGAATTGAACTCAATAGCATGAAGCACATCTTGAATTTTATTCTCTACCTCTTGCAGCTTATATTCAACCCATGTCGCTCTTGTTACAAGCTGGTCATGCAGGTCACAAAATGAGCCAATTTTCGCCAATGCTGAATCATAATTGACCAATTCTGAATTGTCAAACCCGTCAATTTCGAGCGGTTTAAACGGTGTGTCGATTTGCTTGACATGATAGCCAAGATTACGCAATGTCTTAGGCAAGCTGACCAAGGCATTATCGGCTTTAGTTTTATCTTTAAATTTGTATGCCTCGACCAAGTTGTCTGTTGGTGTCCATTGGTCGGCCACATTCCTCATAAGATAATATTTTTGATTATAAATGACGTACACGACCATCACCTCTGTTTATGGCTCAATTATACCATATTCATTTACATTTGTCAAGAGGATATTTGTCTATTCTGCATTTTCATCTTCGGTCAGATAGAAAAATTTATGAGCGCCAATCGTCATCGCATAGTTCTGCGATTCATGCCATGGACTATCGCATAAAGATGGGGCATAGAAAAACAGAATCGGCTTTTCGGTCACAAATTGCCCCATATCAAAAATATCATGCACAGCGTCCATGACTTCAATATACATTTTTGGATTCTGCTTATCAAGATGGTCATTCCACGCCACATATCCATACGCTTTTTGAACTTCACGCGCCGATAAACCGCTCTTTACCATTGCATCAAAATAGCACTGAGCAACAGCCAGTTTACCTTCATATGGCTCATAGGCGCATTCACCAGCCATTACAGATTCAATAAACCGACGATCATTCTCTGTCAGGTTGATGGGCGATTTATAATATTCAATTTCAGGCTCCGGCTCAGATTCAATAATTTGCGGCTTAATCCACATCGGTTCGGCCTTGGATTCGTAAATTTCAATTTTTGTTTCCTGTTCTTGTCTTTCATTTGCTTTATTCAGATATGAATAATCACCATCTTGAATTGGAAACAGCACAATACACATAAAAAATACTATTCCAAAAAAAACATAATCCAAGTTCTGCAACGGTAATTCTAGTTGTACACTTCATTTTCATTTACCTCCTCAATAGTCATTCTTTGTTTTGTGGCTCGTATATATGTATATCACATTTGATTTCATTTGTCAAGTACGAATTTCAATTTTCATTTCACGATTGTAAATATCAAGCCTGATTTTAGAATTTCGATTTCCGCATATATTTACAATCTCGCAAATCAATTTTCATTTTCCAGCTCGTGCATATATAGATATCTATATACATACACATATACAATAATAAGAATCATTATCATTTTTTATTTACATATACATTTACACATTCATATGCAGATACATCTACATCATCATACACATAAATGATGTAGATAGATTGATTGATGAATAGATTTACACATCTATAGATACATATATACTAATATTACATATTATATTAGCATCAAAGTCAATATGTCTATATATCCATCAGCATATTCATTTACACATTCACATTTTTTCATATGAATATATGTGAACATTCGCACATTTTTCCAACGAATTTATGTACGGATTTGCCGCTTTTTCTATATAGATATATAGATATATACTATTAACATCAATCTATTGCATACACACATTATCTTATATAGATATAATGCTTGGTTGTCAATTATGACATGATCATAACAATTAGCCGTGTCGCATCACCTGCGCCTTACTATGCCGATTTTAGCGCAATGGCATATACCTACTATCATCGGCGCAAAAAGCCCGCTATGAGCAACACAGATGCCGTCACGTCCACGCGATTATTATGTACACACTATATTGCTCGAGAAAACAATCATCGCTTAACACGGACACGCAGACACGAAAAATAGGCGTTGATTTGAGCCGCCGCGATATTATATATAGTATATATAGCGGGTAAAATTGTAGAAATCTTAACACGCGCACGCAAGAATACGACGCTGTCAATTTTGACATCAAATTGGGCATATGGAACAGATGTTCGATATACAGTTAGCATATGCTAACCTATTTACTTTACTTGGGTAAAGTTTTTCAAAAAGTTGGAAATTGTGCAGATTGTACAATTTGGCTAAAATGATATCCGGCAACGAAGCCCTCCGGCAGCTGTCCAAAACTGGAACCCGACCCGGAGAAAAAACCCTTCGCCATCGTCATGCCGCCCCCCAACGTCACCGGCCAGTTGCACATGGGCCACGCCCAATCAGAAGCGCCAAATCTCAGGCCGTCTGCGGGAGACGTGTGGGGGCTGTTTGGTGGGATCTACTCTTTTTATCCTGCCGAAAAAATAATACCCCACTGAGACGGTATACAAGCCCCTACAAGGCGCGAACTATACCGGGACTATAGATATATAGGCAAGCAAAAAAAACCCGCCAGCAGACCGCCAGCGGGCTTGTAAAGCATGACTCTTTTTTAAATTTCCATCTGCGCAAAGTTCGACATCTCGGCAGCCATACAAGCCGGAGTACTTGCATATTTTTGCATCCATTTGTCAAAACTCCATTCAAGATAGTTTTCAAGATTTTGTAAATTTTCTGTTTTGCTTGCAAGCTCACGGATTGCATTACAAAATTGAGCAGCTTCAAAGGTGTATTTTTGCATAATAATTTTACTCCTTCCTATTCTCACGCCTTCAGCCCTAAAAAAATCTCCATTAAATACGGGATCCAGAAAAAACTGGAAATTGCTACAATGCAAAGTAAATATTGCAAAACCCAGTAAATGTGATTCAAACGACGATTGTATTTTTTCATTGTTCAAGCCTCTATCATTTTCACGGCGACGCAAAGAGCTTCTGCCGGGATATTAGCGGCATTATATGCCACTTCAATTTCTGCATCGCTTGCATTTTCTGGAAGCGTGATTTTTGCCACTTCTTTCCATTCATATCGGTTACGCGCGTCGATAATTCTTCCAGCTTTTTCTATAGGAATTGCATAAACTCTTTCGATATTGTACATAATTTTTACCATCCTTTTTTAATAAAATGTTATGGGAATAGGGCTTTTTGAACGGAAACCCTCTAGAAACCGCGCGGAAATGTTTAATCTTCTCCATCCTGCTCTTTCATAATATCTTCAAAAGAATCATATCCCAACCACTCCGCAATCGTATCTTCTTTAAACCAGAAAAAATCATTGATTGCAGTTTCGTCCATTCCTTCCGGGTAGCATTCTTCTAATATTGACTCGATTTGATCGAGTTCGCAAGGTGTCAAATATTTTATAGTATCTTTGGCACCGCTCCAAAATTCAAAATCTCGCAAGCTTTTTTCAGTGTAAATTTTCATTTTGTTTCCTCCTGTTTTATTTATTTTTTATAGCTTGGCGGGATTGCTCCCGCCTTGCTTTTTACTTGTGTTCGTCCACCCATTCCCGCGCGGCTTTTTCTGTTTCTACCTCTGTTAAAATTTTGCCGCTTGCGTCTCGGATATAATAGACGCTCTCGGATTCCTGAATCAAGAATCCTTTATACTGTTCTTCCGTGGTGTTCACCTCCCTTGCATGGTCATATGATACAGCATAACGCCGGAAAAGTCAACCCATTCATTACAAAAATATTGCACAAAAAAGCGCGGCTGATTTTATGCAAATTGACGAAGCGGATATTATATATATTATAGTATATAATAGCTTGACAACGGTAAAATGCTACAATGCCGCTGTGAGCCTCTAGAAGCCCCGTAGCGCCGTTTTCAGGTCGAGACGTGAAATCATACGGCAAATAAAAGTATTCCGTTATACGCTTTTCATACAGTTTCATTATTCACTGTTTTAATGGTGAATAGGCTTGAAAAGTTAGAATATTCTAGATAGCGCTAGTTATTGTATAGTTATACTGTGTATATGCGGCATGAATATGAATATCTATAATATCAATTATGATTCCCGTTATATAATCGGTATATATATAGATAAGATTGTATCGAGTATAATAGTTACAATATAGTTACAATGTGTAACAGGATCATGTCAATATTGTACGGCATATTATATTTTATGATTGTAAATTTTTAATGTTGATTATAAAATTCTATTATATTATATAGGCAGGTATAGTATGGATGATATGCGAACATTTGTTCTATTAGTAGTTGTTGTGGTGAATGGGATGGTTGGTTGAGATGGTTAACAAGTGTTATACAAAAAAGCGTATAACGTGTAATATGTAGCATACTACCTATTTTTTGCTAGCAAAATCATGGGGCAAAAATGGGTTATCCTGGCAATTCTCTAAAACAGCCCCCCCGGTAAAGCAAGGATCATCCTTATTTTAAGCTAGATCAGTGGAAAAGTGCTATTTTCGGGTGTTTTTGTAGTTTAGCGTATTAAAACCTACCTGGGGGCTAGGTTATGGATTAGCAAAGGCTAACCGGTGAGATTTCGGTTGTAGCACATCAAACCACATACCATGTAATACATCACATATTCAAAAACTACCACATCGCTTATAAATCACATCATTATCAAACAACAACTGAATAATTTACAATTTATTAACAAATAGATGACTAGAATATGATATAATTACAATGTAATTTAGATAAATTTAATTTTTGTCTAAATCGTGATACTAATATAATACGCTAGTATTATCATAGTGTCATCACTTAGACAAAAAATTTTTTTATTTAGACAAAAATGTAAAAGGGGTTTATTTTATATGAGAAAACAAAATATCAAGCAACCAACAGGCGCTGAATTGATTGAATCACTAGAAAAGATAGAAGGGTGCGAATTGAAATACCAAGACTTATGTAAGGCTCTTAATATAACTCCAAAAGGCGGTTGCTCCAAAATAACTCAACTTGACCACATTAGAAATTATTGTCAACTAGATACTCTAGAACATCCAACCCGTTATATTGTACAAGAGGTCTATCCTGAAGCAGACGCGCTTATCAATGAACTAGATAAAGATTCATACCAAGCCGCCTTTGAAGCCGCTCTTTATCAAATCTTTCTCAAAACAAATTGCGCCACTATATATGCGTCAACCAGCAATCTGCTCAGAATGTTCCAAGAGGTCAATGATAATTTTAGCTATACATATAGCCAAGCTGTAGAAAATTCAGAGCATTATGGCTATATGAGCTTAGTTAATGGCGTTGTATACAATATCCTTGCTCAATGGACTAGGCGTAAATTGCTTACCATGAAGAACCGTTATGTCATTGATCTGAATAGGGGTTATCGTCTCTATAAGCAACGGCGCAACCCAGAAACAAAAGAAACATGGCTCGAAACATATGATGTGCCAGAAGATAGCCCCGATCATCAGACCTGCTTATCTATCTATTCTAAAGCCGTCAATGAGATAATGCCGCCAAATTGGGGCAAGGTCATAGATAATAGAGTTTACAAGCCATACGTGTCAACAGAAACATATAAAGCGTTTGAAGCGCGACTTGCTCAATTAACTCAAGAGGCATTTGGCGGTGAATATGTCAAAGTCAAAGAGGTCTATATCATTAAGCCAGCAACAAAGGAATGGATAGCTAATCGGCTATTAGATGTCTATGAGCATTATCCAAGCTTTGAGAAAATCAATAAAGAGGCGTGTACTAAGATTATTCAAACTAGCCAGCTTAGTTGTATCACAGGCAAACAGCGACGCGAATTTGTTGATATCAATATGAACAATAAGCAGAGCGACAAGCTCAAGGATTTAATAAAAAATGAGAATGGCTGAAATTTGCCATTCTCATTATATTTATTATAGTGGCATCAGCATCAATCGGTCGCATTTATCAGTCCTCCTATTCCATATCTCAATAGCCATTTCGATTGAATACGCAAGTCCAGATGTTGCACAGCATTTATCACATACGACATTATATGCCCAGTGCCGCCCTTGAGAATCTATGATTGCTTCTGAGTCAAAATTTATAGACGCTCTGCCGCCACAGAACGGGCATCGTTTCAACTTAGTCATTTATCAATCAATCCTTTTCAAGTTTATTTATATAATTTTCAATAATTTTATCAGCTTGATTTTTTACATTAACCAATCCACCAAGCCCAACAACGATATTCCACTCATCTATGCCAATTTGATAATAGTCATATCCGGCACATTCGATTGGCTTGATTTCTATATGATCTTGAGTGATGTATTTCATTTAATCAATCCTTTCTCTTATACGGCATTAAATCGTCTGGGTGCTTCTTTGCAAATTCCATAAAAATAACGCCTCTGCAATTAACATTCCCGTCATCATCAAGATTATCCTTATCCCACATGGGGCATCCTTCACAACCTGACGGCATATCTAAATAACCATCACACAAAGCAGACATAGCAAAATTGATAGCTTCTTTTACAAGTTCAATCTTTTCCATTTAATCAATCCTTTCTTCAGCAATTCCATCAGCCGTACTATAACAAATATGCTTAATTCCCAATTCTTTTATATATTTCATACAAGCAGGACATGGACGCGCCATTGCTTTGTTTCCATTTGCATATTCACGATATACATATAGCGTCAATTTGCCAAAATCAATATCCAGATATTTTACTTTGCTCAATGCCCTGATTTCAGCATGAAGCGAATTTACCACGCCGCTCTGATTGGGGTCAAATTCACGCTCTGCATTGAGCCGCTTCTGCAACGGGCTTGTTTTAGTGCTATTGCATCCTGTAGCAAGCAATACGCCCTTATAGTACAGAGCTGCGCCAAGATGGTATCTAGGAAATTCAGATTCTTTGCTTGCTCTACAAGCTGATTCAATACCACGCTTAGTTCTCTGATTCATTGCGTTTGTCCATCTTCGCCCCGCATCTCCAGCAATAATAACCTTTAATTGCTGTATGTTTGTTTTCATGTGCGCCACAATTGGAGCATTCAAAATATCGCCCCACAGCCGACTTTTTCTCAATCCAATACCCATGCACCACCGGCGTAACATCAGCAGCTGTATTGATGCAGCGGTTTTCATTCATTATGCAGTCAAACTTTCCATTGCGAAGCATCGTTTCCAGATTTTTAAGATTACAGCCTTTGCAATGAGGAGAGTCGCATTCTCTGCATTCGATATATTCAGCCATTATTCGTCCACCTCATATCCCAATTCAATCAACGTCATAATAGCATAATTAGCCATATCAAGCAATGTGTCCTCGATCTTCTCATCTTTAACCTGAGCATCATGTGATACAGCAAGCGACATGAGCCGATTCATCTTATCACTAAGACGGGTCACAGCACTGATAATCCCTAGTTTTTTGTATGTGTCACCAAATGAATCACCATAGTCATGATTCTTTGCTTTATATACCTGATTGAGCTTCTTGCAGATTGCACAATGCCGCGCCACCTTTGGTTCAATATGTAACTTAATGTCGTCAGGCTCTTTGTCACAGCATTCAGCTTCAGCATTTTCACAAGCTGCTGGATCAAGCTCTTTATACCAACCATAGATTTTATCAAGCATCTTATCGTCCATTTCATTAAATGCACAAGCATATTTATTTGTAAATTCATCTGTTTCTTTATCGTACATATTTTTTAATTCACATTTATCACAAGTATCACCACAATGGTCACAATACCATTCAAGTGTTGCCACTTTTTCATCTCTTGTCATGTTTATTCATCCTCCTCATTTTCATCACAATCTTCATCTACAAAATGAACATCTACATGAAATTCATTACGCAGTACATCAATAGCTTCTTTGGGGCTTACATAGAAAAATTCCTTATGTTTGTTTTCCTTATTGACTCGCTTATCGTCAAAATAATCATGGACGCGCGTCTCAAGGTCAAATACGTCATCATCAAACACAAGTCCATAGCAAACGAATGGGAACGGTACTGATGCCGACGATAATTCGGAAATTCTACGCAAGGGCTGGAGACGACGTGTTACTCCCAGCTTGCAGCAATTTGGCATAGCAGGAGTTGCCGTGATATACAAATATCCAGCTTTTGCATTGTTGACACGATAATCAATATCTGCAATACGCTTATCAATAGCTCTTAGCGTTGCTTCAAATTTAGCGCGTTCTTCAGCGTTGAGCGTCCTTCGCAGAGATTGTTCATACATACGACGTTCCTTTTGAAGCTCTGCTTTTTCGCGTTCAGCCTCAGCGAGTAACTGTTCTTGTTCTCTTAATCTGCGTTTTTCTTCACGGATTCGCGCCTTTTCTTCTTTCTGCTTGACCTTGATAGCTAAGTTGATATCTAGCATATCAAGTCGCGCCTTTACATATTCAGCATTAAGTGCTAATCCGACTTTATTTGCTTTAGACTGATAAGAATTAAATTTATTCTTAATCAATTCTTTACTTTTAGCAACATTGTTTGCAGTTATAGATTTTTCTTTGTTGTCAATATATGTGTTGCAACTGTAAATCAATCCGCGCCCATATACATCTTGCATTTCTTTGCCACGTCTATCTGATCCATCGAGTCTATATCCTTGCTCAATGCGATATAAGCCAGCATTAACAGCGGATTTAATTTTACTTTGTAGATCATAGCGCCGATGTTCAAGTTTATCCAATGAATCTTGATAATATGGAATATTATAATCCTGCATTTCTTCAATCATATGGATTTGACCATTTAGAGCATCAAGGACAGCTTGAGCTTCATTCACAGCAATTTCAGCGCAATCAGCTTTATTCTGGCTGGATGTGGTTAGCTCATCTAATTCCTTAATTTTTTCTTGCATTGCTTTTTGCTTGGCTTCAAGCAGGGCAATATTTTCTTTGATTACCGCTTTTTTCTTATTCAGTTTGAAAATCTCGAACACGTCTAGCCGCCTCCTTACCAAAAATCTTATCTATATGCTTATCAAAATCCAATGGATTATTGCTCTTTGCTAAAATCTGCTTGGTGCTGGTATTATATAGCTCGAATTGCCCGTTGCCACAATCATTGATAACCCAGCCAGTATCGCCATATTGGACTACGGCTCTAATTTTCTTTATTCTTGGCATTTATTTTCACCTCACGCTATGATTATATCACAGCTATTTGCACTTGTCAAGCATAATTTTTGGCAAATTGATTTTTCATATCAATTTAACTATTATCTACGAATGTATATGAGTAGATAATAGTTAAATTGTAATTATATATTATATATACTAGATATTATAACATATAGATATTACAATATTATGAACTATATGTTAATAAATTATGAATATATTTATACTTGACAAATACTGTAATATATTATATAATATATATAATAATATAAGAGATTATATCATGCTGAGTAATTTTTATCAAGTAGAAAATAATACTTGACAAATAATAGGATATATGATATAATAGCATTAAGCTCAAGGAGGTGGTAGGAAATTGTGGAGCGAAATGAGCTATAACTGGTATATATCGGAAGATACAGAACCAGAAGTATGGGATGATGAATATGAGCCAACTGAGCGTGATTGGGCGCTTTGGATATATGGTAGTTCAGAGAATGAATTAGAGGTGATTTTTTGAACCTACAGACGCAAATTTATTTACATTCAGTAGATACTAGCGCATTTTATAATGACAACGAAATGGCACTACGTACTCGGCTCGTTCGGTTATATTCGTTGCGCAAGCGATGGAAAGATGAGGGAAAGCCAGATTGGCGCATTAAGTCTGTAAATCGTTTGCTCAAAAAAGAAAAGGCGCGGTTATCTGAATTACTCGATGACGCTGTAAGTCGAAATGTAACTAGAGAATTGCGTCAAGATGCTGTGACCGATAAGACAGTTGTTAATCTATTTGAATCTGACTTAACGCGCAGCTTAAGTCTTGAGCCATTCAAGTTGACTGACGAACTGTTCATCATTAACGTATTTTTCTTTCAGGTATTTAATAATCTAGTTCATCAAGGATTCATCTACAATGGTGAAAAATATGTGTTTCTCACAGCATCCGCAGGACAAATCCGCACGAAACGAGCCGTATTCGTTAAAGAATCGTCATTTAAGCGCATTGAGCAAAAATTGATGTGTGGCTTGACCATAGATGAAATCAATGAACGGGGAGGCATGAATCAGAATAAATTTCTTGCTTATTTGGCGCTTATGAACTCTGCGACAGATGTTTGGGAAGATTTCGATATTGACAAATCTATCGTGGTAGATGATTGGGAAACAGCTGTTCCAGGGCTAGTTGACCATATTGATGGCGTTTCATATGAGATTCGGCGCGAAATGACAGAGACGGTCATCCCTCATATGGACGGATGCGGCATCATGCTCAATGAAACAACACGGATGGTGCGTATGCCGTGGGTTAAAGGTCTACTTGTTACATTTCCATTTGATAAATTTATCAAAGAGAAATGTGGCGGCGAAGCAATTGTAACAGATATTTACGGCAACGAGCATAAAATTATAGAAGAAGATATACAGTATATATTCACAAAGAGCCAATTCAAGCTATGGAAATTTTATGATTCGTGGGATTGTTATAAGGCGCGATTCAAAAATTTTGGATGTAATGCTTGCTATTGCAATATCGAAGAACCATATATTCCAAAGAGCCGCATCAACTATCAGATGCTTCAAACATTGAGCGATATGACTGATAACGAGATCGACCGCATCATCTTTAAGACGGCGCAAGAGATTGATGATGTTGGTAATGATTATCAAGTTACGATGCGGCTACTTGGCGCAACAGAGAACAACCGCTATAAGTCAGCTATGCAAGAGGCGTTATTGATATATCCTGAGCTGTTTAAGGATTCATATAACCGAGAAATTCTGAAACAGACTAAAAAGAGCCTAGTAAAGCAAGCTAAGGGCGGGCGGCTTAGAGTTAATGGAAAATATTTATTCTTGGCACCTGATTTATACGCTTTCTGTGAATGGCTGTTCCTAGGCGAACAGAATCCACAAGGATTGCTTACAGATAGTGATGTATATACAAATCAATATCGAGATGGAGAAACACTTGCTTGTTTGCGTTCGCCGCATCTGTATAGAGAGTGGGCAATCAGGACAAATCGACGCAGCTTAGAGCTTGACTATTGGTTTGGTGAAACTAAGTGTATATATACTAGTTGTCATGATTTAATAACAAGGATAGTTATGGCGGACTGCGACGGTGATAAATTACTGGTTATAAAAGACCGAACATTGACAAATTGTGCGAAAAGGAATATGTCTGATATTTGTACTCTTGCATATGACCTCAAAAAAGCCAAGGGCGGCTTATTAAATCCAGACAGTATGTACAATGGAATAGTCAATGCTTATACTAAGGGTAATATCGGGCCAGTTAGTAATAATATTACAAAAATCTGGAACAACGGCGAAATTACACAAGAAGAATTGGATGTTGTTAAATGGCTCTGCTTTGAAAATAACGCTGTCATAGATTGCGCTAAAACGCAATGGTTGCCAGAAAGACCAAAACAAATCAATAACACAATCAAGCAATATACAAAAGCCCGTGTTCCAAATTTCTTCCAATATGCCAAAGATAAAGACCCAGATACACAAGTTGAACCGCCCAATAATTCTACTATGAATCGTATATCGGCTAAAATTCCTACTTCCAGAATCCGTTATAATAACAAGATTGGGAAGTTCGACTGGACAATGTTGATAAATAAGTCGGTCGATTATACCACTAGAGAAAATTCGCCAATCATCGAGCGGTATAATTGGTGGATAAGAAATCAACGTCGATTTGACTATGGCGATGACCCACATATCAATGAGAATGATTTATATAAATATCGTCGCATAGCACAAGATATAATGGAATATAGTAATGAGCTGCTAGATGTTGTTGTCAATAGTTTGGTTGCTTATTTATATACGGTCAAAAAATCAAGCAATAAGAAAATGCTATGGGCTTGTTTTGGTTGGACGATTGTAGATAATTTGAGAATCAATACGGCACAACTTAATCCAATTTGTCCTATTTGTGGCAAGCGTTTCAAGCCGCGTGATGTATGCCAGCATTATTGTTCAGAGGAATGCTATAAGAAAGCAGATAATCAGCGGCGTATTGAATCGCGTGAAGCACCACCTGTCCGCGCGGGGGACAGGTTAAAATAGTAGGAAATATATGGATAAAATGAAATCACCACAACATATTGTGGTAAACTAATAGGGGAAGGACGATATAATTGCATAAAAATAAATATCCTCGGCTAGGTAAAGCCGATATGAGCAAAGAGTTACGACGGCGTACAGGCGTTGATTCTAAAATTATTGAATTAGTATTAAGAAATTATCATGATATTATCCGCGAGACACTACAGCATGGCGTGGAGTATTCACTACCCGATATTGGCGTTATTACATTCCGAGACCATCCACCAAAGCCAGCTGGCGAATATTGGAATGGCTTTCAAAAACGGCGTATGTACTACCCAGATAGACAGGGTTATTATCGGCTGGAATTTAAAGCTGAGAGACATATGGCAAGTGCTGTTAAAGGCGGCACATTGTATGGGAAAGGCCCAACTAAAGAAGAATGGGACGCTTGGGTATTAGAGAATTATCCAGATAATCCCAAATTTGCTAAGGAAGAAGAAGATGGCTGAATATAACAAGCTGAATCAGGAATTTTATGCTTATGCGGCAAATTTGCTTGAATCAAAGCCAGAAACGGTAAAGAAATATTGGCAAGCCTGCGTTGACACCATTGTTCATATGTTGCATTTTGATGGTAGGTGTCAAATGCCGGGTGTTGGGACGTTTGAACTCAAAGAAGTGCCGTCTTGGACTGGAATGGCAAAAGATGATAATGGCGAGCTTGTAGAGAGAACAATTCCAGCGTGGTTCAAAATTACATATAGAAGCAATGATGATTTCGTCAATAATGTCAATGGGCGAGGTGTTACAAAGAAATACCGCAAACGTGTTCGTGAGCGCAAGTTGACACCTAACGACCTAAAACTGATAACTCAAGCAGAAGCAGAACGAACGGCAAAGCGCACGCTGAAGCAGATGCAAGATGACCGCATCGAGCAAGCAAAGCAACAGAGTTATGATGATTTTATCAATGTAATCAATAAGAAAAAAGAAGATTATGAACGGAAAAAGAAGGAAAAGGAACAGAAATTGAATGAATCTACAGAAGATACGACAAGCGACTGAGCTGCTAGACAGCAAGTTAATTGACTTGCAGGAATGGACGGCTCGTTGTCTTGGTGAAGATTATAGGGGCGTCTGGTCAGAGGAATATTTACGTCGTTGTGCTGTGTTTGTCCGAAATATGCTGAACAGCGCAGACGACTGTGAATCAGACGAAAGAGATGTTAATATTCTATCACAGCTTAGAGAGGCTAAGCAGGAACTAGAGAAAGCACGACTTAAACTGCGTACAGAAAATCTTGAGTATGCGGCGAACAAGCGCGAATTGGCTCGACATGATATGCTCAATGAAGAAATCGTCGCATCTATCAATCGGCTTGAGCCAATCAAGTTCAGCCGCAAATTTGAACCAGACCCAATCAAAGAGCAAGTTGGCGTGTTGTGCATTGGCGATGAGCATTATGGCACAATAATTGATATGGATTCATTGTTTGGCGAGAAGGTAAATGTGTACAATCCTGATGTATTCAAGGCACGAATGGAAAAGCTGATGAACAGCATTGAAGATGACGTATATTCAGTATCGTCATTCAGCCGTTTGGTTGTGTTTGATATGGGGGATTCCATTCAAGGCGCACTTAGGCTGTCAGACCTTATGAAGCTAAAAGCTGGCGTTGTAGATTGCGCAATGCAGTATGCTGAATATATTAGTCAATGGCTTGTTGAGCTAAGTGAACGCCTACAAGTGCCGATTGAATATATTGCAGTTGGTGGCAACCATAGTGAACTAAGATTGCTCAATGGCAAAAAGGACGATTTCCCAGAAGATAATATTGCTAAGATTATCACACAGATTGTGCGGTTGCGGCTAAAGGATAATCCAAATATTGAAGTTACGCCTTATGCAGAATGCGGGTTCAAGACAATTCAAGGCGTAAATATCCTAGCATATCATGGCGATGATACCAAGGATGTAACTAGAGAAATTGCTTTCTTTGAGGATTATCATCAGATTGATATTGATATTTTGCTACTTGGGCATTTTCATCATCTTGAGCAACAGTCAGTCGGCATTGGCTTGAATACTGAAAAAGAAGTAATTAAATGTCCATCTATTGTCGGCGTTGATGATTATAGCAAGAGATGCCGCAAGTTGTCAAGAGCTGGTGCATTGCTCATGCTGTTTGAAGATGGGCAAAAGACGTGGACTAAGAAATATATTTTGAATTGATATTGACAATCAATAGATTGTGTGATATAATACAACCATGGAATTGCGGCTAATATCTGCGGATTTAGACTTGGCTTTGGGATGTGTCCTACAAGTTCTATAATAGAGGAAAAGCCTGAACGCTTTTCGCTGTCATACGACAGAATTTATCTTATCGGTAGCGTCAGTTGCAAATGGCGCTACCAACTTAAATTGATTCATCCTCTGTTAGGTGATAGCTACGGCTGTGTTGATCATGCTTGCGGGGCGATTGACCCATTTAGCAGAGTTGAATATATCTCATGTACCATGCGTACAAGGAGATTTCAGAGTCGTGTATAGCGGCTCTTGCAAAATCCTATCCTCGACGATAGGCGTATAGCAACAGGTGTGTTATATGAGCGTATGAAGTATATGGCTCGGTTGTCTTTGAGTGATATGTGGACGTTAATTGAAGGTTTGCGGTATACCATATGACAACAAATGAAAACCGTAAATATCCGAAAGGAGGTCACTATTCTCTTGAATTATCCACTGGTTTGTCCGAAGCATAATTAAAGAAGGAGGTGATCAGAGCCAATTGGCTCATATCTACAATAAGCCCAACTCAATGGGAACTGTTGTTTAACTGAATATTGAACTTTGATAAATACGAAGCAGCTGAGAGCAATCTTGGTTGCTTCGTCATATTTATAGGGAAACAAACGGAACAGAAAGGAATGAGAATATGTTTTGCCCATATTGTGGCAAAGAAAAGCAAGATAACCAATTCTATAAAAGCCCAATCAAAACGGGCGAATATATTAAGCCATGCAAGTCATGCGTGACTGAGCTATATAAGCAAGCTCTTGAATCTACTAAAGACCAAGGCGCGGCATTATGGTCAACTTGTATGCAGACTGGTATTCCTATGAGACGGGCTGAATATACGGCTTGTCTTGATACACTAGAAAAGGCGGCTAAAGGCAAAAAGCCTAGTCTATTTATGTTGTATCATACATATTTATCTACATCACCAGATAAATTAACAGGCGTATGGGACAGTGATATGGAGTTGTCTAATTTCAAAGATTTGGGCGACGTGGCTAAGGGTGAAACTGATGAGGTGGCATTAAAAGCAAGATGGCGCAAACAATGGGGTGGAGACTATGAAGATGAGGACTGTCAATGGCTAGATGATATGTTTGATAGCTATACGGCAGATATCTTTGAAATGGATACCGCCATGGAAATGCGCTATCGTGATTTGTGCAAGCTAGAGCTTGAACAATATAAGAGTGGTGTCAATAAAGACACGCAATCACAGATTAAGACGCTCATGTCTCTACTTAAACTTGATGACTTTAAGAGCAATCAGAAGTCGGATGCTGAACGGGCGTTTGAGAAGCGTATAGCTTGGGTGGAATATACCAAGCCGTCTGAATGTGAAGATTTAACAAGATTCGTAGATATGGTTGGATATGAAAAGGACAAGGGCGAAAAGATGCGTAGTTTGCGCAATGCTGTTGCTGGCACTAGAGATTACCCAGCAATCCCGAAGGAGGAAGCATAATGCGTTCTAGGATGGGCGGTCTTAGAGAATCATTTAAGGCTGATAAACTTCGAGCTGTATCTGGCATATCCAAAAAAATAGATAGCGATTTAGAAAACAACATCATAGAGTGGACAACTCTGTTTAGACGGAATTGGGACATATTTGCTGAATTTTATCTAGGGATTCCATTAAAACCATATCAACGCCAAGCATTGCATGAAATTGGTGTGTCAGATGTGTATTTTTGGAGAGCAGGGCGTGGTGGTGCAAAATCGTTTATTACAATGCTTGCGGCGGTCTGTAAATTACTATTGTATCCAAACTGTCAGATAATTATTACATCCTCTACGGTTGACCAAGCTAATAAAATGGTCAAAGAGAAGTTAGAGAAAGAATTGATAAAAAAGTTATCTAAACTACTTTTGCTTTATTACGAAAAAGACTGGATAAAGATAACAAAGCCGAATGATGGATATTATGTAGAATGTACGCTTAATAATTCATCCATCACCGTTCTTGCACCAGTTGAATCCGCGAGAGGTTCACGCTCCAACTTTACCATTTACGACGAAGTTGCTATTATGAAGAAAACGGCAATAGACCAAATTTTTGATGGCATGCTGTTTCCTAGGCAACCCAATTATTTAAGCAATCCTGCATATTCTGGGAATAAGAGATGGATAGAAGAATCTAAGAGTATATATCTAACATCGTCTAAGTTTAAGTTCCAGTGGTGGTATAGATTGTGGTGTGACTGTGTAACAGGATATTATGTTGATAAGCGTACTAGATATGGTATATTTGCAACAGACTTCTTTGATAATATAGAAAATGGCTTAAAAACATGGGGCGATTATCGTAGAGCTAAAAGACAGAACGACGATATATCATTTAGGACAGAATATCTAAACGAAGCCGTAGGTGAATCCGAAGATTCTTTCTTTAGCCTTGAATCGTTCAAAGAGAATCAGGTTATTACAGATGCGTTTTGTCCACCAAAGCCAATGGATTTATTGGTGTCTAGTGAATCAGATGAGGACGAAAAGAAAGAGGATGAAGTACGTCTCATCGTGTCTGACTTTGCATGGACAACAACTGGTAAGAAAGCAAATGAATCAGATAATAGTATTGCTATATGTATTAGGGCTAAATGGAAAAAAGACCATTTTGATAAATATGTAGAATATATTGAATTGCTACCAACAGCAGATGACGCGGATGGTTGTGCTGATAGGTTAAAAGAATTGTTTTGGTTGTACAAGGCAGACTATCTAGTGCCCGATGCGAGATCAGGCGGTGAAGCGGTCATGATAGCCTTATCTAAACCGTATACTAATGAACGCTATTCGGCGTTCATCAATAATCATGGCTTGACTATGGCTGATAAAAAGGAATATCATGTGGCTCGACCTGATAAGCTAGATTACTATAGAGCCAATGCAGTAGACCCAAATGCTTATCCTTGTATTATACCTATTGTTGGTAGTGAAACACTCAACACGTCTTATTGGAAAGCAACTAAAATGTCACTTGAGAATAATCGTATAAAATTCTTGATAGGGATGAGTGATAAGCAAGATGCTATTGTTGAAACTGGCGAATATTACAAATACACCGGCGAACAGATAGCAGATATACTTGCACCTCATGGCAATACTGATTTACTCATATCGGAAGCCGTTAATTTAACTACTATATTCAAAGGTGAAAACATCAAACTAGAGGCACCAAGAACGGGGCATCGTGACCGTATTGTTACATTGGCTATGGGTATTCTAATATGTGATTATATAGAAAATGAATGGAATAGACAGAGTCATGTTGAAGAATATGACTTAGATGATGTGCAATTAGTTTGGTGATATGACTTGCCTATGAAGCGGTTGCTATGTTGGTGCGTTGCCGTGGAGGTACTATTAGGGTTGTGTGGACTCCAAGTTCCAACTTAGGCTTAATCAAAAGCCGAAAATAAAAACACTCAAAAATACAAAACAAAGAAAGGAGGGCGAAATTTGGCAGAACCGTTAGTAACATTTGAACAGGCTCAAGCCGTAACAGAATTTGCACAAGCATTATATGCTTATGACCAGTTTGGCTTCTGGTCGCCAATGCTAAGTAATCAGCTATTGCAGAGTTTGAATAACAATCCAGAAACACCCAGTTCTGATAAAATTCGCAAGGCGCTTGCTGAATACAAAGAAAATTCAGAGCAAATTCAGGGCTATATGGAATATATGAAATTCTGGGATATGATATTTGCCAGAACTCTACAAGCATATTGCAATGCTCTATCATTTGATCTACAGCCTGTTTGTATCAATGCTTTTACTCAGAGTGATTATGAATCAAGCGCATACCAAGAGGATAAGCGGCGCGTATATGATTTCTTAAACAAATTTGACTATAAGGCTGAATTTAGTAAAGTTGTGGCGCAAATTGTGACGCACGAAACATATTTTACTTGGTTCAGAAAGACGAAATGGGGCAATAAAGGAATGAAATTCGCCCTACAGATTTTGCCACAAGATAGATGTTTGCTTACCGGATATTGGGAAAAAGGCATGTTGTTTGATTTTGACATGAGCTATTTCCTGCAAGCTGGTGTAGACATCAATGGATTTGACCCAGCATTTAAGAAATATTATCAGCGTGTATTTGGCTCTGAGGAAGAAGCATTTAAAAATTATCGCCCTACAAACCCACTAAATAGACGAAATGGCGCATATGCTATGTGGACGCAAACATCTCCTAGTGATGGGGCATGGGCGTTTAAGTGGAATCCTAGTACATTTAACAATACGCCATTTTTAGCCCCGTTCCTAAAGAACGCCATTGCCAATGATGATATTGCTCAGTTACAATATAATAAGGACATTGCGTCGGCATATGCTATTCTAGCTGGTGAAATTCGTCTATTTGATACGGCTAAATCTGGTACCAAGGCGAACCAATTTGCTATCGATCCAAAGACGTTAGGCGGATTTATGCAAAAGGCAAAGGCTGGACTTGGTTCGTTGTCTAAGTTGGCAGCTATGCCGCTTGAAAATATTAAGTTCTACCAATTTGAGGACAAGAATACAGATATGTATTCAACACAGTTGGCTACATCTGCTGGTGTTGGGTCTGGTGTGAGCCGTGTCATTTATAGCTCAGACAAACAATCTAACGCGGAGATTGAGGCCGGGCTTAATGATATGTATCAGACTATGAAGCCGCTATATCCACAATTTAGTAATTTCCTAGAATTTTATGTCAATCAGTTAACAAAGAAATACAAGTGGAAGTTTATCTTTGATGGGTCTAATTATCCATTTGAGCGTGAGGCTCGATTTGATAAGGTGAAGAAAATGTCCGATTCTGGCATTGTTTTACCTATGCAAACATGGGCGTCTGTATCTGGATATCAACCGCAATTATTTGAAGCAATGATGGCTGAGAGCAAATATACGGGTTGGATTGATAAATATACACAGTTGTTAAAGAACACAAATACAACTAAGGGCGGTTCAGATAATGAAGGTGGCAGACCCAGACAGGATGAAACAACACTCACAGATTCAGGAGAGGCAAGCCGAGAAACATTAGAGGAATGATATTATGATGTTATCAGAAAGAACAAGTGAAGCCCTAGACATTCTAGTTGGGCAGTATTTTTCTTTGAACCGCACGTTTGATAGGTGTGTGTCGTGGATGGAAGTAAAATTTGCTATGCCTAATGCCGCAAATATTATTCATCATAAATTAGCGCATCTCTGGCCGCTTATGGCTGATACTGTAAGCGATTTTAAGCATCAATGGAACATTACCACATATTATCCTGAGACGCGTGGTGATAAGCGCGAATATGACAATCTTCAGCAAATGATGGATACTATGCTTAGAGAAACATTAGATGTTTATGATGTTATCAAGCAAACGTATTATATTGCCAAAGAGGAAAAAGATTTCAACGCTAATGCTATGCTACAAGAGCTTATGCAGGACATGAATAAGGTTGTGGCGCAAATTATAGTGCTAGATGACAAAGCCAAGCAAATGCCAACAGAATATGACGAATATGACCGTCATATTGATAGTTGGGGAATTGTTGGTTTGGAGGATTATCAATGATTATTCTTGGAATCCCAAAGAATCCAGAAGATTATTTTATTGCTGATGATGCGCTTGCTTGGGAATTAGACCAAGCTGGATTCTCAGCTAAATATTTAGATGAGGATGCTTATTATTATAAAAAGAATAAAAAACTATTAAAATGGCTAGATAGTCACAACATAGAAGGATGGTGAGCAAAAAATGAAGAATAGAGATTGGAAAACATGGCTAAAAGCGGCTTTAGTTAGAGCGGTCAAAACAATGTGCCAGTCTGCATTAGCTTTAATTCCTGCGGCAATTACAATTGTAGACGTAGATTGGATTACCGTTGCTGGCACAGCTGCACTAGCTGGCGTTGTTAGTTTAATTACATCCGTTGCGGGATTACCAGAGGTTGATGAAAATGCAAATCGTAACTAAATATATTACACATAATCCGTTTTTTAATGATGGCAGATGGATTACCGGAAATGAATTCAAAGGATTCTTTCTTCACTCTGTAGGGTGTGCTCAACCAAATCCATTGGTTTTTATTAGACAGTGGGATAATGCTAATTATGGCAGAGCGGGGATCAACGGTTTTATTGGCGCGGATGCGGTGTACCTCACCGCCCCCTGCCTGGAGACCCCGGGCCGGGTCAAGCGTATGCCCCACGCGGGGAAGCCTGCTGGGAACAATGGGTATATCGGTTTTGAGATGTGCGAACCGGCACAGATTCATTATACGGTCGGCGCAAGCTTTATCGTGCGGGACCATGCTGCGGCCCAGGCGTATTGCCGCAAGACGTACCAGAACGCTGTGCAGCTCTTTGCACGGCTGTGTAGTTTCCACGGCAAAGACCCCTTGCGAGACGGCGTGATCCTAAGCCACAACGAGGCAGGCAAGCAGGGCATCGCCAGCGGCCACGTCGACCCGGAGCACCTCTGGCGCGGGCTAAGCCTGCCGTATACCATGGCAGGATTCCGTCGAGATGTAGCAAATGCAATGAAACCAAAGGAGGAAATTGACATGACGAAAGCAGAAGTGGTTGCGCTGATTGATGCACGTATCCAGGCGGCGCTGGAGGGCAAGGGAACCGAGGCAAGCGCCTGGGCAAAAGATGAGGTTGCCCAAGCTGTCGCGGCTGGCATCACTGATGGCACACGGCCTGGCGGGTATGCAAAGCGCGAAGAAGTTGCCGCTATGGTACTAAGAGGGAAAAAGTAATCTTTCTTGTAAAAAATTTTATAAGAAAGGAGGAAGATGATTGCAGAAAGATGTAAAATTTCAGCTTGAAGATGCTGTTGAATATCCTGAATGGTGTGATAATTACCCAGAGCATAAATTTACTGTGTTTAAGTGCTGCTTTTTAAGCACTAAACCAAATGCGCATAATTTAGATATTGGCGATGATGTATTGCGGCGTGACGCTCAATCTATTCTTGGCAATATGCTTGTGGCGAAAATTCAGAATGGGGATGCTACTACGCATTTACCGTCAGAGATTCAGTACGGTTATTTTCCGCGCGAACAAGAAATTGAGTTTGTTGAGGAAGATGGAGTTACTAAGGCATACGCATATGCAGTGGTAAGCAAACATTATAGTAAGGAATTAAACAATATCTTTGAGTTTGATAATCTTCGCAATAGCTCTGTCGAAATGACGGTAACAACAGATAAAGATGAGGATGAAGGTAAAGTTATGGCACTAGATATTTTTGGATTAACTGTGCTTGGAAAAGCTATTAACGGCAGCTGTCCTGATGCAGATATTAAGATGGTGCGATTCTCTACTGAGGATGCGGACGCTTATTTTGCCAAGTCTGATTCTTTATCTAATCTAAAGCAATTTGTCGAAGAAAGGAAACAATCAATGGCTGAAAAGAAAACGTATAAGATTGACAAGTCCAAAGAAGCCATGTCTACGGCTGATTGGGGCGATTATGATAAGGCGGCTATGAGAGATAAAATCATGGGTGCTAAGAATCGTGATACACTTGTCAAATCTGTATATCTACTTGTAGAAGATGGTTGGAAAGATGCGCCATCTGAACATCTAAAATATCCTGTCATGGAACTTGATGGTGATAAATTTGTGTATAACCGAAATGCTCTGAGTTCGGCACTAGCATATGCAAAGCAGAACGATGAGACTGAGGTTGTAAATAAAATTAAGGCTATCTATAAAAAGTTAGACCTTGATGACGATTCTGAAAGAAAGGAGGAGGCTAAAATGGAAGAAACTAAAGAACTAGCCGCTACCGAGGTCGAGGCTGAATCCGCTCTTGAGGAAAAGAAAGAAGAAATGGCTGAACCAGAGATTGAGGTTAAGGCTGAGGAACCAAATTGTGACGAATGCGATGACCATGATGATGACGATGATGGGCATGAGGAAGAAATGTCCGCTGAGGACATGAAAGCTCGTATTGCGCAACTTGAAAAAGATATTGAAGATAGAGACAATATCATCATGGATCAAAATTCTGAGCTTGAGACGCTACGTCAGTTTAAGAAAGATGTAGAGGACAAGGAAAAGGCTATTTCTGTTGAGGCTATTATGGCTGAATGCAAGGAGTATATGTCTGACGATTGTTATAAGCAGATGCGCGAAGAAGGCATGGCTTGTGAATTTGCGGCTGTTGATGCTTGGGCAAATAAGGTTAAGGCATATTGTTTCTCTGCTGTAAAGAAAACACCAAAGAAAGAAAAAACCGACGTATTTACTTTCGCTGCTCCTGTTGAAAAGAAGGAGCATAAAGGTCTATGGGACTAAAACTAAAATTGATTAAAAAGGAGACAAATATATTATGAATAATCACTCTTTTGTTATCCGCACTCTTGACGATTGGCAGAATGATGCTATCAACTGTGCTGGCATTTGCAAGGATAATGACCTAGACAATGGTCAGTTTGTTACTCGTGGCGATCTAGGTCTAAATACTGACGGTGGCTATGAATTTGCTTGTACACTACCTGCTGATAATGCAACTGATCTATGGCTCGTCGAAAAGCCAGCTGTTGGTACTACTGTTGAGCAGCAGGAAATGAGCGATCCCCGTTATTTCTATAACCCCAAGGGCAGCGCATTCTCCATCAAGGGACTAACTGCTGGACGTACTTTCCTTGAAGTTCCCGCTTCTGCATTTGCTACCGGTAAAGATCCCAAGACTGTTGATAGTGCTACTGTCGCTTTTGTTGGGACTGATGGCCGTCTAGTTGCAGATGCTAGTGTTCCTGCTTCTGGTACTTATTTTACCATCGAAGCTGAGCATACCGTTGATATTGGTATCGAAGCTGTTCCTACTTGGATTCTCAAGTGCGCCCGCAACTAATTAAATTTAATAAATAAGCAAAGGAGATATATATTATGAATCTAAGCAAAGAAATTGTTGCTTTCTCCAATGGCAACACTAAGTTCTATGAGCAGTTCATGGACTATCATTTCCACAAGTCCGAGGCTGAACAGGGCCGTAAGCTAGGCGCTTATGATGCAACTAAGCCTCTTGCTGAAAAGCATGATGTTGTCAACGCCGCATATTTTGCAGAGGTTGAGCGTCTTTCCAACTGCACTCGTAACGCTGAGAATGCTGATGCGTGGGCAGCTAATCCTATGGTTCGTTGGGTAAAATAATACAGCCCTCTATATTGAGTAATCAGTGTAGACTTCTCGTTAAATGCGTTTAATCCCTAAAGCCTATATACCCAAACAGTAGCTAGAAATGGCAAGCTGAGTGGTTGTGAAAACAGAAAAAAGTTATAGGATATTCATATGGTTAAATCCTAAGTGAATGTAAATGGGTGTTTCGCAGGGAAAGCCCTAAATGTATTGACATGCCGCTTACAATATGGTATAATACACATGGGAAACCCCCAACGACTATCCCCTTGAGGGGGAGTAAAACCACAAGTTTATGGTGGAAGAAAAATGAGACTCTTATATATCTAATATTATTGACCAAGAAATGAGGTTTAACATGATTAAACCAGACCAAATTGTTAAAGTAAAATGGAATGGACAAACCAAGCAGTATTGGGTTTCAAAAGGATATAATTATACTAAAATGGGAGATGAGTTTAAGGCGAAAGCCGAGGATTTACCACCCAAGAGCGCTATATTTGTTGATGTGATTTGCGACTATTGTGGGCAAGTATTTCCAATGAGAATGTATGCTTATAATAACAGCGCAAAATTTGGGAAAGTTGCTTGTAAGCATTGCAAAGGCAAGAAAGCTAAAGAAACAAATCTTGACAAATATGGTGTTGAAAACGTTATGCAAGTAGATGAGATTCACGATAAGATGAAAAACACCATGCTATCAACATATGGCGTAGAACATCCATCACAATCAAAAGATTTACACGCTAAAGCAATGAGTAAGTATAATTTTAGTGACGCACTAGATAAGCGAAAAGAGACATGCTTATTAAAATATGGAGTAGACAATGCAAGCAAATCACCGGATGTTATAGATAAAGCTAAAAATACATGTAGAAAGAAGTATGGTGGTGATAGCTCACAATGTGATGAACAGGTGAGGGCTAAATCTATACAATCTATGTTGAATGGTGGCACGATTCAATCATCTAAAGCAGAACGAGCTATGACAGATTTGTTAATTGATATGTATGGAAAAGAAAACTGTCATCCACAATTTCCTTTAGATAAAATTGTTATGGATTGTTTACTCAACTATGATGATATTCAAATTGATGTTGAATACGATGGAGAATTTTGGCATAAGAATAAGCAAGAAAGCGATAAACGCCGAGATTATTATTGTATAAGACGAGGATATAAAGTATTACGATTCTTTAGCAAATACAATGTTCCTACAAAAGAGCAAATAAAACAAGGTGTTGACTATCTGGTCAATAGTGAACACAAACATTTAAGAATAGATATATAAGATGAAGATATAGTCTGAACTCATATGAAAGTATGAGCAGTTCATCTTTGCGTTGAGAGATGAACGGCGTAGGTGTTACGAACCTATGTGAACATAATTGCAAATTTCGCAGTCATCAACGCCCTAGTCAATGCAGTTCTTCCTGCATACGTTACCGAATCCCTTGCTCCATTCGTTGATTTCCGTATGGCTGGCATTGGCGATATTGTTAAGGTCAAGGTTATGCCTCGTACCCTTTACACCGTCTCTGCTGGTGGCACTGGTGAACGTACAACTTTCCGTCAGAAGAAGTATGCTGGCGATGTTGTCATTTCCATGCAGGAGCGCATTATCACCACTTACGTTGATATGTATCGCGTGATGGCTGGTAAGGAAGATATTGCTGATTTCGTCCGTGCTATCGTTCTTTCCATTGAGATTGATATGCAGAAGATGGCCGTTGCCGCTCTTAATGCTGGTCTAGCTGGCGCTTCCTATCCTTCTCAGTTCCTAGAGAATGCCGCATTTGATGCTAAGAAGCTTATTGCTCTAGCACAGCGCGTTCAAGCTTACAACAATGGTATTAAGCCAATTATCATGGGTACTGCTTCTGCTCTAGCTAACGTTCTACCTGATAGCACTATGGGCTATCGTGGCAACTATGATGCTAATGGCGGCTCTGTCCATGTTCTCCGTGACTTCTATGGCTTTGCCCTCTATGAGCTACCCCAGATGCCTACTGGCTCTAACTACGGTCTAGCTCTTGATGATAACAAGCTATATGTTGTTTCTCCTGTTGGCTCTAAGCTAGTTGTTGGCGCTATGTCCACCACTCTAACCAACAGCAACCAGTTCTATGAAAATGCTGACCTCACCTCTAATTTTACAATGCGTAAAAATTACGGATTTGAATTTGTGGGGGCGTCGTTTGCGGGGCTTTATACGATTACTGAGTAATAATTAAAATATTGCAGGACAGGGAGTAGCTACCTTTTTGTTTACTGTCATAAACAAATTACTGCAATTTTTATAATACAAATCTTTGACAGAGGAGATGTATATATGAAACATCAAACAATTTGCGGCATATATAAAGTTACCAATAAAGAGAATGGGAAAGCTTATATTGGGCAATCTATTGATATTTTGACCAGATGGAATCAACATCTTTGGCATTCTGAGAAAGATGATTTATCATTTATATTTTCTAATGCACTTAGGAAATATGGCAAAGATGGATTTATTTGGGAGATAATAAAAGAATGTAAACAAGAAGATTTGTCTAAATGGGAAGTTTATTACATTGATTTATACAAGACATATATTGGGCGTGACGATTGTAATGGGTACAATATGACCATTGGTGGCGATGGATATACTGGTGGCACTCTTCCAGTAGATAAATATGATTTGGAAGGAAATTATATTTGTAGTTATGTGTCCATATCAGATGCTGCTAGAGCTTGTAACGTTCACAAAACACAAATAACACAATGTTGTAAATTAAACCCAAAGTATCATTCTGCGGGAAAATTTCAATGGAGATACAAAGGTGACACTCCACCAGAAAAATATGTATATCGGAAATGTTTGAAGGTTATTCAATATACTCCATCCTTTGAAATTGTTGACATATATAATTCTTGTAAAGACGCACACAATAAGACTGGTTTAGCTGCTGCATATATAGCGTCATGTTGCCATGTCGATGGTGTAAGTGCGTTGGGATATATATGGAGATTCACTGAGTAATATTTATTTGAGAGGGGCTATTAACTCCTCTCTATTTATAACGGAAATAAGAAAGGAAAATAAAAGGAATGGCAAATACTAAATCCACTACAGCCACCAAGACAACAAAGTCGATTGAAACGCCTGTTGTTGATAAGGAAAAGGAACAGCTAAAGGCGCAGCTTGCAGAACAGCAGAAGCGCATGGAAGAAATGATGGCGCAGATGCAGGTGCTTATGCAGGCACAGTCTCAGGTTAAAACAGAAGCGGCATCTGTTGAAGATAAGTCTAAGGCGCTTAGAAATATTAAGTTCATCAATATGTGTCCGGGCAACATCAATCTGCGTGGTACTCGTATGCACAGAATTGAAGGACAGTATAAGTATAAGATGATTCCAGAATCTGAGGCGTTTTCTGTTGTAAATAATATGCCTGAAACCGTATCTAGCGGCATGGTGTATATTGACGACCCAGAATTCGTTCACAAGTGCGACCTAGACGAAATTTATCGTCATATTCTTAGCGCGACAAAGCTCAAGGAGCTATTAAAGCAGAATGCGGTCGATATTTGTGAGGTATATAAGGGCGCAACAGACCAACAGAAGCAAATCATTGTTGATACTATTTCTAATATGGTGCTTGATGGACTACCAGTTGACGCGAACGTGCTTGTTAAGATTGGTGAACTTAGTGGTAAAAATCTAATTGATATTGAACCCCTTGATGACAAGGAGTGATAAATTATGGCAACATCATTTGATGTTATTGGACAAAGAGCATTAAGTGTAATTGATGACTATAAACTGCGTAAGCTATATGACGCAAACATTGAGCTGTTTCACGACAAGATTGATGGTTGGGTCATTAGTTCAGCAGCAAAGTTTATAGAATGTGAACAACCGCTAACATACAATTCAGAGCTTAGACAATTTGACGCAGATTTAACAGATTTAGAGATTCAGATTCTTGCCGAATATTGGGTTATTAACTGGTGGCGCGGCGAGACGGACGTAGCAACACAGATTGCGCAAAAACTTAAAGTTCCATCATCTTTCCAGATGGATGGCGCATCCTCACAGAATTTCAAGGAAAAACAGAACGTCATTGATAAGCTAGAAGAAGATGTAGATAGACTCATTCACGACAAATACCAGCTCTTATATCTATCCTCCTATAATTATTAAAGAGGGGTGGATATATGAGCAGAACAGATAAGCAAGATAAAATTCATGCTTTGTATAAAGTCCTGTTGCTGTTTGAAGATTTGACCAGCCTTGAGCCGACAATTGAAGAAGCCGACTATATAGCATATTGTGAGCGGCTATCTGTGCGATTTAGAGCAGTTGATGGTGAAATTGCTGATACATTAGCAGGATTAAGCAAAATGGGGCTTGAGCTTACTCATCCTATTATTCGTTCATGTGTATTGCGTATGACGAACAGGATTGAAAGGATGGGTGATTGATATGGCATATGAGATGTTTCAATATCAACCAAATCCCAATGATTATTACCGCGATTTGACACAAGAATACATAAATGCGCAATGGTATAACACGTCTGCTAAAACACCTGAGAATGGCGGCGAATTGCTAGAACAAAATGGAATAGGGTCTAATGAATATAATCCAGTAGAAGCATGGGTTGCGCCTACTGTGGCAACCACATCAACCGGATCAAAGGATACTATAGATTTCCTACAGCTAATATTCAAGAACATTGACCATTTTGTTGTGCGCGGATTGTATTACAAGTTCGATGATAATGTGTGGATTGTCCACGATTCAGGCAAATTTGATGGCTTGCCTCGTGGTGTTGGTGTGCGCCGTTGTAACAATGTCATGCGAATTAAAGATGAGGTCAATGACGTAATCTTTAGCGCACCGTGTGTTGTTGATTATGATATGCAATCACCATCAGCACAGGTAAGCACACAAATCATTACGCCAAATAATCATGCCGTTGTTATGGTTCAGGGCAATGAGGACGTATATAGGCTATTCAAATATAACACACGTTATATTCTAGGTGGCAGACCGTTCAAGCTGTTATCTTATCAGAACGCAATTAACGCTTATGGTATTAGCAAGCCAACATTGCTCACGCTTGAACTATATCTTGATGAGTCTCATGTTGGTGATGACATTGAGAATCAACTTGCAGATAATAGCTCTGTTGATTATCCAATGGACGAAAACGCGCCATTTCCAATGGGCTAAAGGAGGGCGGTTAGATTATGTATAATTCTTTATCAAGATTACCAAGCATTGGATATAATATTATGGTGTATCTAGCAAAATCTACCGATCCTATTGCTGAGGTCTTTTGGAAGATGCTGGCATATAAAGACTACAAGGCGTTGAGCCATGAGTCACTTACATTCCAACAAAAGATGAAGATGGTGTGGGCGCAAGGCAAGCAGGATACATATAGTGTATTTTTAACCAATTTGATTGAGGATGTTATGGCTGAATCAAAGCAGATTGTTAAAATATACCAATACTATATTCATGCGTCTGAGCTATATACTAGCACAGTAGTCTATGCGTTTGATTGTCTATATGGCGGTCAGATGAGCCTAGTTGAATATAATGGTATTCCTGTAAATCGCGGCGATTTATTTATCCATTGCATTTTGCATTTATTGAATGGCGCAGAAGTGGGCGGTGTTGGTAAATTGACATTTTTAGACGATATGAGCCGATACAGCGCTGCGCGTTCAACCATTGGCAATAAAAATACGTTTACAGGCGTTCAATTATATATGGCTGTTGAAGTAGGTGATGGAGGTGTCGATGCCGGATGCTAGACATCGAATACTATAAACATAAATATTTTATTTTCGACAAGCCATGTATATATACAAAAAATAATAAAGAATTTACATTATATCCAGTTAGTTTAGAAGATTCTGAAGATTTTTTAAAAGCATCTCAAATAATCTCTATAGATAAGAATAGTCTATCTTCCGTGGAGATTATTCAGATGACATATTTAAAATTTATATGTTCTGTTTTATTTAGAAATAAAAACAATATCAATGATTTTGTGACCATTCTTAGATTGTCATTACATATGTATAATCCAAAAATAGGAATTGATGCAAATAATAAATATGTTGTTTTTGATGAGGATGCTGATATAAGTATAGCAGAGAGAGAATTTGAAGATATTCGCAGACTAATATTGTATCAAAATATAGTATCTTTTGATGATTCGTATATAGACCCGGATTTAAAAAAGGCTATTGATGAAACAAATAAGTTGAGAAATAAAGACATAGATTTTCCAGACATTGAAAGAAAGATGGCTATCATCACGTCTCATTGCGGCATTAGCAAATTAGATCAACAAAAAATGACATATAGAGCACATACTATGTTGTGGAATGAAGTATGTAGTGATATTGATTTTTCAACGACTAGAGCTGTAGCTTTGTTCTCTGGCGAAAAGACAGAACATTGGATATATAAAAAGAAAAAAGACAAAATGGACGATTACATTATTTCTGGAGAAAAATTTGCTGACAAGTTAGGTGCAAATTTTCAAGATTTAGAAAATAATGCAAAAGTTGTAAATGTAAATTTATATGAACAAAAATTTAACAAAATGGAGGAAGTTTTATGAGTGAAGCATATAAGTATACTGCTGGCCCAGCTAGAGCATTGTTTTTCTATGGGCAGACTCTAATTGGTGTCGGCAAAACTTTATCCGATACCACGTTCAATAGTGAAATCACCGCTGAAGAGGTCAGAGGCGGTCCGGGTAGATTTGCCCTCTAAGTAGAGTAATCTGCTTAGACCCTTGGTTAATTGCTTTTAATCCCTAAAGCCCACACACCTAAACAGTAGTTGGAAACGACAAGCTGAATGGTTACGAAAGTAGAAAAAAGTCGTGGGATGACTACATGGTTAAATCCTAAATAGTCTGTAGAGTACAATGGGTGTTTAGCAGGGAAAGTCCTAAATATATTGACATATCAAATATGGTGTGGTATAATATACATGGAAAACCTTCAACGATTATTCTCTGGGGGAGAAGTAAAGCCGCAAGTTAATGGCGGAAGAAAAATCAAGCCCCTATTAAATAGGGTGAAGATATAATCTACTCTCATGTGAAAGCATGAGCGGTCTACTGGTAACAGCAAGACGATATAGGTGTTGCGAACTTATATGAATACAAAAATAATTAAATCATATCAATATAAAAAAAGAAAGGGATGAGGCTTATGTTGGTAGAAAATCAATTGATTAAAATGAGATGGCATTACAAAAATAAGTCTCATTTTGAATCAAGGGGATATCAATTTACTTCCTTTGGTAATGAGGTCATAATTAAAGCGGAAGATTTAAGCCCAGAATCACATGAAAAAGTAATGGTGAGGTGTGATGGGTGTGGAGAAACATTCGCTCGAAACTTTAGAGATTATATAAAAGAACATGATAAAGAATATGGGGATTGTTGTAGAAAATGCAATCGCAAGAAAGCGATTAGAACCAACAGAGCGTTATATGGCGTAGATTGGTGTTTGCAACGAGATGATTTTAAATAAAAGCAAAAAGACACATGTCTTGAAAAATATGGTGTTTAGTATATTTCTCAAGATGGAGGCTTTAGACAAACTGTAATAAATAGTTGTCGAGAGCGATATGGAGTAGATAATGTGTCTTGTGATGCTAACGTCAAAAAGAAGAAATGCGATAGTTTCTATCAAAGTGGCACGTGCCCAACTTCTAAACCGCAAGTAGCTTTACACGATATATTAGAAGAAATGTATGGACATTGTGACTTAAATTATCCTCTGTCTTGGTATTCTTTAGACTGTTTTATTGAAGTAAATAGCGTCAAAATAGATGTTGAATTTGATGGTGCTTATTGGCATGCAGGAAAAGAAGAAAAGGATGCAAAACGTGACAAGTACGTGCAAGGGTGTGGGTATAAAGTTTTGCGGTTCTTTAGCTCTGGCAAGTTGCCAACAAGAGAACAAATTAAATCAAATATAGATGTTCTGTTGAATACAGATATAAAATACATACGAATTGATATGACTTAATTATTATACAGGCAATTTACTCTACGGTTAAATATCATAATGGAAATGATAAATAGCCCGTTGTAACAGCAATGTTGCAATGTATCTCCTCGAATTGCTGGGAACTCCTTAGAGCTTTATGTACCAAAGTGTAAAAATCATAAAGATTGGACAATCAGCAGCCAAGGTAGCTACGGCTACAAGGTTCAACGACTATGCTTGAAATAGCATTAGGGCGCAAGCGATTGGCGCTCGAAGTGGGGAGCGTCCTATATGGATGAATGATATAGTCTATGCTCATGAGAAATCATGAGGCGGCAAATGTCCGCTATATAGAAGTAGCGTTCTATATAAAATACAACAGAAATATTTCCATGATTCTAATCTAACAATCGAAATTACGGACGCAATGTTCAACCTAGAATATGTTGCAGCGTCTCTAGGCGTCAATGTTGATCGTGGCGGTCTATCTCTTTATGAAAGTGGTAATTCTGGTGAATCCATCACGACCGCAGGCAGCCTAACGCTTACGAACACAGCCGTTGCATTTGATGGCGCTATGATTGGTTGGTATAAAAAGACTGGCACCAATGAAGATTGGACGGTTGCAACAATTTCCGGTAACAAGATGACCATTCCTGGTTCTAAGAATGGGGACAAGTATTGCGTCAAGTATTTCTATATCAATGAAAATGCAAAGAGCATTACCATTAAGGCACAGTATGTTCCAAAGGTATTGCATCTAGTCCTAATTAACGACCTGTATTCTGGTGATGCGACTAATGTTGCCGCATCTTCCGCTAAGTATGGTCGCTTAATTACCGATATTCCTCAGTATCAGCTAAATGGCAGTCAGAATATCGCATGGTCTGCAACTTCTACAGCTACTGTATCTCTAAGCGGCTCTGCGCTTGCTTATGATAATAGCGCTTTTTGCGAAGAAGCGCCTATCTACGGTACTATGACTCAGGAAATTTTTGGTACAAAGTGGCAGGATGATGTTGTTGCGATTGCAGTTGATAACGGCGACGTTGAAATTGTCAAGACCGATTCTGAAACGCTAAGAGTACGTGCTGTATTTGGTGGTAATACTGCATCTAAGATTTATTCTAACGATAATTTTACTTTTGCAGTTGAAACTACGCCAGCTTCTACCGCAACCGGTACAACCGTTGATGCTACCGGCAAGATTACTTCTGGTAATCAAGTGGGTGTTGCAGTTGTTTCCGTTACTCTAAAAAATGCACCTGCAAAGGTAGAACCTGCATACGTTAAGGTAACTGTTTCTGACAGTTAATCATATTAAAATAAGGGAGCTATAATTGGCTCCCTTATTTTTTAATTTTTAAGGTGATAACAATGTGTGAATATCTAAATGATGGAAATTGCAAAATACAAAAAGAAAAATGCCCGTTTACTTACTGGTGTTCTAAATTAAATATTTATAAATATTTAAAAGATGGCGATAATTGCAACGTAAAAAGAAAATACGTTATTCCAAAAGGATATTATGAAGTATGCTTTGAAAGGCACGGGGATTTGTATATAGAAGTACAAGACAAAACGATTGTATTGAAAAACATTTTTAAAGAAACACCAAAATATGTAAAGTTAAAAAAGAGCAATGGCGAATATAAGCTAATTGGGAAATTGGGAGGAAAATAATATGTATGACAACATTAAAATTGAAAATTATTTAACGTATGCACAGGTGCAGGCAATTGCAAATAGCACAAAGAACGCCGAGAATTGGGCAGAAAAGCAACAAAATATTGATATGCTTTTGATGCATTATGCTACGGATATTACTGACGAGGAGATTTCCGAAAAGGGGCACGATTATTGGTTAAAGACAGGTTTTATTGATAAAGTAAAATCTTCTATTGAAAACTATAAAGACGTTGATACTGCGATTGCATATGAAGAAAATCCGATTAGAATTTTAATTAAAATTTCCAACGAGATTCCAGAATTTAGCAAGAAGATGAATGAATTACTAGAGGTGTCTGGAAATGCCGACGGCAAAAAGTGAAGCGGAATTATATCAGATGCTAGCCGCACCGTTACAAAAAGCGACGGATTACGTTGTTCAAAAGATATGGAATGAAAACAGAGAGATTGTTCGTGTAGTAGTATATGAGGCTTATCATCCAACAGCATACAATAGAAGTGGGGAATTTAAAGAGGCTTGGAATTATACGAGCGGAAGTCATAATTTGCGAAGAGGCTCTACGGCGACAAGCGAATTTTACTATAGCCCAGAATCTATGAATATGGGTAGTCCGTATTATTATGCGCCAAATTACGGACAACACATTGGCGTTGCTGGGGACTATTTTAATGTAGATGCAAGACAGTATCTAGCTGATATTATTTATGGCGCTATTAAATGGGGCGGTGCATTTGGCGATGGATTCCCAAGGCAACGTGATGCATGGAAAGCTCTAAATAAACGTATAGGGAAACGTAAAATTAAACAATGGATGAAAGAGGGTATGCAAATGGCTGGATTGAATGTCAAGATGCACAACACGCCTCTTCACGTTGAGGAAAGTTAACATGGTGATATGTGGATTAGATGCTAGCACGTCATCTACTGGATGGTCTATATTTGATGACGGGAGGCTCATTGCATATGGTACAATTAAACCCAAAGGGGATGATTGGCATGATAGAGTAATGATGCTTACTATGGAATTATCAAAAATATTTAGACAGTATGAGCCGACGATTCTCTATGCTGAGGAAGTACCACTAAAGAAAGGCGCGTCAACTATAGAGAAATTGGGTGCGGTACAAGGCGTGATTTTAGCACTATGCGCTGGTTTCGAGATAAGGCCATGCTTCTTGATGCCAAGCAAATGGCGTGGCGACCTTAATCTCTTTGACGGCACAAGAGCTGGATTGCAAAGAGATGTTCTGAAGAAAAAAGCCATAGAGATGGCGAATGAAGAATTTGGACTAAATTTAGCATGGGTTGCCCCAAGTAGCAAAAAAAATGAAGATGATTGCGCAGAGGGAATCCTTGTGGCCTATTCACAAATCAAAAAAGGGAGTGTGATGAATGGGTAGACAATCTCAATATTCAATACTCGTAGACGCTGAACTTAATCTAAAAGATTTAGAGAATCAGCTAAAAGGACATAAATACAAAATAGATATTGATAGCTCTGGTGCAAAAAGTGGCGCTAAAAATATGAAAGATGCGTCGGATTCTGCAAAAGAATTAAAAAATGCTGGAGACGATTTATCATTAACTTATCAAGTTGCAAATGATGTATTCAGAAGAAGCATACAAGTTATATCTTCAATGGTTGAACAAGTTAGAGAACTTGATTCTGCAATAACAGAGTTTATAATATAAGCTCGCTTTCATAGCAATATGATTGAAAAATAACCCATTGAATTGCTGGAAACCCCTTAGAGCTATCATGCTAAAGCGGAGAGATGAAATATGCTCAAACGTAAATGCTTGAAAAGTTGATAGATTGGGCAATCAGCAGCTAAGACCCGAATAGGGTAAAGTTCAACGACTATCCTAATAGTAGGAGTAGGGCGCAAGCGATTGGCGTTCGAAGTGATGGGCATCCAAAAAAATGGATGAAGATATAGTCTGGTCTTATATGAAAATATAAGCGCGTAAGCGAATGTAGGAGTAGCGTCCTTTCAATGTAATGATAAGACAAATATTCATAAGGAGGTGAATGTGTGAATAGAAGAAAAATAGATTATGATTTAGTAAAATTTGAGTTTGATGAACGTGGATATGAATTATTATCTCCAGAATATGTCAATAATGCTACGAAATTGCAATATATTTGTCCAAAACACAGAAACAAAGGTGTTTTAGAAATGACATTTGCTAATTTTACAAAGGGAAGGGGATGCCCGTATTGTGCAAATAGAGTAAAAAAGACACAAGAAGAATATGAAGCCGAGTTAGCAATAAAAAAGCCAACAATTAAAGTAATTGGAAAATATATAAATCTTAAAACAAAGATAGAACATGAATGTGTTGTTTGTGGCTATCGTTGGGACGTATTACCAGATAATATGCTACATGTATCAAACGGTTGTCCAAAATGCGGTAAAAGGGCACCATTGAATCAAAATGAGTTAATAAATAGGATTGCTAAAATAGATGATTCTATTGAGGTTGTTGGAGAATATTATAATACTGCAACGAAAACGTCTTTTAGGTGTAAGAAATGTGGGAATGTTTGGGAGGCTAGACCAAATAATATATTAAATGGTAAAGGATGCCCAAATTGCAAATCGTCTAAAGGAGAAAAAGAGGTTGCACGTATTCTTGATGAACTTAATGTATTGTATAAGCCACAATTTAAGTTTCACGATTGTAAAGATGAATTACCACTTCCATTTGACTTCTACCTTACAGATTATAACATTTGTATAGAATATGATGGCGGACAACATTATAAACCATGCACATTTGGTGGTATTTCTAAAGAGCGAGCAAGAGTGAATTTTGAACTTGCTAAGAAACATGATAGAATAAAAGATATATATTGCAAACAACACAACATAAAATTGGTAAGAATCCCATATTGGGAATATAAGAATATAAGAAATATATTATCATTGCATTTACATTAAACATAAAACGTTAAGAAGGTCTCTGACTTGTCCGGTGCGTCATTAGATTCTTATGTAGACAAATTAACAAAGGCAGGTCAAAGTGTCGCAAGAACCGGTAAACCAAATCGGTCTGAGCCGGTATGTACAGATGGTAAATGTGCATAGAGAACAGCCCCTAAACCCTTGAAAGCCTCAAGAGCCTTATCACTACAACATGAGGATGAGATATGCCTGAGTGTGATATATTCATTAGTAATGAACAATTAGTGCGAAAGCAGAAAGACGATAAGGATGATTCCATGGTTGAAAAACCTAAAGAATCCATCATAAATAATGTATGATAAAAGGGCAGATTGGGCGCAAAGCCGTGATGAGCGGTGTGTCAATCGAATATACAGGGCGACCCTCCAAACATATAGGGTGAAGAAATATTCAGGAAGGGCTTGAAAACCCCTTGACAAATTATTCAATATGTGCTATAGTGGTATTACAAAATAGCAAAGGAGAGATATCACATGACCATTCTTATTTTAGGCGTTGTTTTTTGGGCGGTATGCAAGATGTTTGGTTTTGGATTGAGATGGCTTATTGGTGTTCCTCTCGATGAAAATCTTGAGAAATTAACAAAGGAATACGATAAGCATAGTCCAGAATATTACCAAGAGCTACAGAGACAGTCCGAAGAAGAACAGAAGCAATATGATGATTGGGGTTTTATTGAATAATTTGTAACTGTCAGACATGGTGTCTGCTGCGGCACAATTTAGAAAATCTGGATTTAATGACCAAGATGCGGCATCATTGGCAACTGTTGCGGCAATGTATCAGAATGTGGCCGATACGGCTATTTCAGCAGAAGATGCTGCTGCATCTATTACGTCTCAGATTCGTGCATTTGGCGAAGATGCTAGTTTTGCTACAGAAGTAATTGACGCATATAATGAGGTTTAATTTTGTAGACCTCTATAAACAGGGTGAACTGCTGGAAACCTAAACTATAGAAATATAGCATGGCAATCAGCAACCAAGACCAAGATGGAATACTTGGTAAGGCTCAACGACTATCGAACGCATTTTAAATAAGGTTGGGGATATACCAACTGAAGCTAGTAGAGTAGACAGAAGTGCTATCTGTCGAAGCGCCCTGCCCCTATTTAATAGGGTGATGATATAGTCTATTCCTATTGGAAACGATAGGCGAGGATTCTATATTATAGAATAACCTCGGCTCGATTTAGCAAATTGAGTCAAATATCAAGGCAAACAATTTTAGTGTAGGCACTAACGATTTATCACAAGCAATGGAAATTGCATCTAGTGGTATGGCTACTTATGGCAATGAATTTTCTGAAATCATCGGATTGGTCACAGCTGGTACAGAAATTATGACCGGACGCAGCTTAATTTGTGGGTTGCGGTAAAAATGTTTTGAATTGACTGGAACGTCTTGCAATACTTTATCTACTAAACCACAATAGTAATATGTGTGGCGGCAAGGAGTAATGACCAAGGTATAGTAAAAAAGATAAAGACATCGAGAAAACCAGCATCCAAGCCTCCTAAGAGCAAGGAGGAAGGTTCAACGACCATCCTATATAGGATAGGCGCAAGTGCGCCGAAGCGGAACAGACTGCATATGTGCGGTCAAGATATGGTCTGAACATTATATGAAAATATAAGGAGTTTAATAAAGTGAAAAAAATATCAGAAGAATATGTAAAACAATATCTAATAGACAATGGTGGATGGCAATTGTTATCTCATTATACTGGGACACATGATAATCTAACTATTGAGCGAGATGGCTATAAATCGATCACTAGCTTTACTAGTTTTAAAAGTGGACATAAGCCAATTATATTTGGGGTTAAAAATCCATTCTACAAAAACAACATTTGTGAGTTGATATATCGAAAAGACGAACGTGTGCAATTTGTAGATGCCAAATGTGTTAAAAAGAGTGGCAAACATCGAATTGTAGTTGATATGATTGACGCGAATGGACATTCATTTTCTAAAACAATAGAACACATATTAAATAATGAAGAATGTTTGTGTTGTAAAGAATGTGCTAGAAAAATACAAACAAAAAGGCATAGAAAATCATTTACAAATAAATGGATTAGCAGAATAGATATTTCGCGGTATTCTATTATTAGCGAGATTGATTATTTAACTGCGGATTCATTCATTGATATAGAAGATGTTAAAACGGGATATCGGATTCATACGAATATACGCGCTGCATCTAAAAATCCACAAGCATTTAATGTGTTTTCTAATGAAAAATTCTTTCTTTATAATTTATCTATATACGGGAAAGATAATGGTTTATCATCTACTCCCGTTTCTATTGTAGATAAGTCAGCAACTCATACGAAAGTGTTATTTCGTTGTTCATGTGGAAATGAATTTGTAAGAAGTGTTTATAAGTGGATGGACGGAAGAGATAGGTGTGCAACTTGTTCACAAACACAGTCGTCGTATGAAAAGAGGTTTGAGGAATATTTGATACAAAATAGTATTGAATATAAATCCGAGTATAGATTTAATGCTTGTAAAGACATTAAACCATTGCCATTTGATTTTTACTTGCCGCAATACGATTGTTTAATTGAGATTGACGGGATACAGCACTTTGAGCCTATTGCGTTTAGTGGGGACAAAAAGGACGCAGAAAGACGATTTGAGTTACAAAAAAAAC